TATAGATTCGCTGTGACCCGCTCCGAGCTTCGCTCTCCGCTCAACTCCCCGTGGAGGATGAATACAATCAGTATCAATCACATCAAGTTAATCAATACTATCATCATTATTATTATCTCTATTAATATCATTAATACTAATATGATTAAGTCTAGCTCATCTTCATCCTCCACGGGGAGTATGACTTGCATATTTATAATCATATAATCCTCTATGATGTAAATGTTAAAAATAGTTTTTCTCTTGGTAGATTCATTCAAACGCTTACATTTGCTAAAAACAATTAAGTTATGGGTAAAGATAAAAGTGAAACTAAACCTAAATACACTAGAGAATTTCATAGTGGAGAAAGGAATAAAAAAGAAGTTAAAGTTCCTAGTAAACTTAAACTTGGAAATATTGGTATTGATAGTATTATTAAAACTAAATAATTTAGTGTTATGATTAAAGTTGAAAGTAAATTTAAAGATTTTGGTATTCAAATACCTACTGACATCAGCGAAATAACAAGTGAAGCACTTGACGCTGTTCTTACTAATGTAGTTGTTGCTAAACACTATTGTGTTGTTGCTCTTTGCCAAAATGAAAGTTTGTTTGGTGTTATTAATAATAAAGTAAGTACAGTTGAGGTTATGCCAATTATTGCTAAGATTAGTAAAGAAGATGCTGAACTTATTGGTATGAACCAAATGGATAAGATTATAATTGACCGTTCTACTCTTGAACGTGGTTATCATCTTTATCTTAAACATAATGTTCTTAGTCCTCAATTTGTTAATAAGTTTATTACTAATGATACAGAACTAACTCGTTCTATTACTGTTGGTACTTTTGGACAAAATCAAGGATATAAAAAAGGACAGAAAGTTTGGTTTGTTGAGTTTAAAGTTATAGCTATTAATGATTTAAGAGCTGCTATTACTGATAAACATAAAGCTATTAATCCTTTTGTTTATTATTCTGCTGAAAAAGCTAATTAGCCATTTCGTCTAAATAATCGAACTCTTCTTAGAACTAGTTATGTATAATTTAAAATTATAGGTACTTGTGTTCTTGTTTATAGTAGTAATCTAAGAAGAGTTCTTAAACTTTCAATTATGGATTTTAAGACTAATACTAGTTTTAATATTGCTAATACTAGTTCTCATGAAGATTTTGATGATGATTATATTCTTATCTATAAAGATATAAATAATATATTAGATGATATTGGATTTCAAGGAGATGATAGAATACTTTGTAAATCTATTATTGAAAGTCTTGAAAAAGAAGCTAGTATTAATATACGAAAAGATAAATGTGTTGCTATTCCTCATATTGGCACTATTCAAAAGAATTGGTATCGTTCCAAACTTATTAGTCATTATAAAGACTTTAAAGAAGCTAGAAAAACTATGACTAGAGAAGAGTATAAAGAATATACTGCTAAAGTTATGGAAGAAGAAAAGCAAAAACATTATGAAGAAGAAGAAAAGATTAAGACTGAACATAAATTTAAAAAGAAACTTCTTCCTATTTGGATTAAACTAAGTAAAAAACATAGTGCTGCTTATGCTAATCTTTGGCTATATGCTATGGGTAAACTTGAAATTATTGAATTTGATGAAGAAGTAGAAGAAATATATGAACGGTTTGGAATTGGATTGGATGCTGACCATCGATGAAACTGGTATGCCAAAAGCTCCTACACTTAAACAACTTCTTGATAGAGATGTTAGTCTTCTTTATACTAGAGATAAATCTCCTAATAAAGAGATGTATGTTAAAGAAGTTGGAGTTATTTATTATCTTGGTGACCCTAAAGGTCCGTGTCTACAAGAAGGTCTTAGTGAAAAAGAAGCTCTTAAGAAAGCTATTGAAAACTTTGATTTACCTAAAAATTATCAACCTGATATTCTTGTTTGGAAACTTATTAAAAGATATTATAATCAAAAAGCTGGTGCTGGTATGGAAGCTGTTCTTAATATTAAGCGCGGTATTCATAATGTTGCTCTAGCTGCTAGCAAGTTAAATGAATTGTTGAATGACAAGTTATCTGATGGTGCTAGTCTAGAAGATGTTCCAGTTGTTATTGGTTATATGAAACAAATTAATGATTTAGCTAATCAGTTTCCAAATACGATTAAAGCTCTTAATGTAGCTGAAGAAAATCTTCTGTATGAACAAGAGAATGTTGCTGGTAGAGGTGGAGTTGAAATTACTAGTAGTATGATTGAAGAATAAGCTGATGTGAATCTACTTCATCCTCCACGGGGAGTCTAGCGTAGGCACGTAGTGCCGAAGCGGGTCAAAGCTAGTGTTGAACTTAATGGTATTAATATGGAACTTAGAGATAAAAGATATAATGATATAAGACTTATTTTTAATGAAGCCGAACATAGTTATGCAGATACTTTAAATAATAGTTATATTAGTACAACTCAAATACTCCACCAATATCAACCTAAGTTCGATAAGAACTATTGGTTGAGAAAGAAGTCTAAAGAGTTAGGAATAAGTGAGAAGAAACTAGAGGAACAATGGTCTACTATTACTAAAGAAGCATGTGAACGTGGAACTAATACTCATAATGGTCTTGAAGATGGCGTTAAAGGGGCATCTATGTTTCAACAAGCTATTAATTATCTTGATAAACGTGAAGATGGTGTAATGGTTACTATTGCTGATATTCCAAATTTTGGTGCTAATTATAAACTTCTTAATCTTAAAGATTTTATTGAACTTACTAATAATCGTTATCCTCTTATTTATGATGCGTTTAAAATGTACACTGAAAGAGGATATAAGATTTATAGTGAGATTGGTATGTTTCTTATAGATTGGTTAATTAGTGGAACTATTGATATTCTTCTAGTTAATGAAGATACTAATTGTGCTGTTGTAGGTGATTGGAAAACTAATCGTGGTGGATTAAGATTTAGTAGTGGATATTATAAGAAAGATAAAACAGTTAAACCTGCACAACAAACTAATATTTGGATTGATAAAGATGAACGACTTTTAGCTCCTCTTAATCATCTTCCTAATTGTAATGGTGCTATATATAATCTTCAACTTAGTATGTATGCTTTTGCTGTTGAATATATACTTGGTTTAACTATTAAAGGTATTTGGTTATGTCATATTGATAGTGATTTTGAACTTAATGAATATGGTATGCCAAAAAGATTTTCTGACGGTCTTTATCATATTAAAGAAAATCCTGTTGAAACTACTAAGTTCTTTACAATGAATTATTTACGTGATGATATTAATAAAATTCTTAAAGATAGAGAATTACAAATTAAAGCTAGTGGTGTTCAAACTCAATTTAAACTTGCTATATGAAATTAAATAAAGACAATTTAATTGGAGTAATTATTGGTTTTATTGTTTTAGTTATATTTGTTATTTGTTTATCTAGTGGATGTACTAAACGTATTACTCCAGTTCCTGAAATTCGTTATGTTCCTGTTACTGATTCTACTGCTATTAATGAATTAGTTCTAACTAAAGAATTGCTTCGTAGAACTCAAGATTCTCTTAATGCTTATAAGTCTGATACTACAATTAGTGCTGATTATTTTGTAGCTAAATATAAACTTGAGCGTATTAGATATTATAATGATATTGCCGGAAAAGGAAACAATATCAAATTTCTTAGAGGTTGGATTCGTAGAACTCTTGAAGAATAAAGTATTATGTATATTATTAATCGTAGAAAAAATATAAGATTAATTGGCGATGAACATCATATTGGTGATGACTTTGAATTTGTGATTTATAAAGTTCAAATTAAAGTTCTTTGGTTTTGGGTTACAATTAAAGAATTTGATGAAGATAAATATTATGACGCTGTTGATTGTTTTAGATATTGTACTAATCCTTATATAAATTAAATTATGGCTTACTTTGGAGATGCTTTTAAAAAACTATCTATTAAAGAAGGTGGTTATGTAAACGATAAAGATGATGCAGGTGGTGAAACTTATAAAGGTATTAGTCGTAGATATAATCCTACTTGGCAAGGTTGGACTATGATTGATTCTTATAAGAAACATTATACTGTTGGCAGTAAAGAATTTAAATCTAAACTTGATAATGATGTTCAACTTCAAAAACTTGTTTGGCAAAAATATAAAGTAAGTTATTGGGATGTATTTGAACTTGATGATTTTAATAGTCAGAGAGTTGCTGAACAATTATTTGATACTAACGTGAATTGTGGTCAAATTGCAGCTATCAAGATAGCTCAAAGAGTTCTTGGTCTTAAAGAAACTGGTAGATGGAACCTTGATTTACTTAATAAACTTATAGAAATAAAAGATTAACTTAATACTGTATAGAGTCATGAAGAAGATGCTGATAGCAATATTTATAATAGTGATTATCAATTTATGTGTTACTCTGTATTTATCAATAAGTCGTTTTAGTGTAGAAGCCAATTCATATAATAAAAGTGACACCGCTATTAATCATGTTCGGATTGATTCTATACAGTTAGTTATAACTGAAAGAGAAAGTATAGTTTATAAATTAAAAGAACATGAAAAAGATATTGAAGATAAAGTTATTAGTCTTAATGATAGTGCTACTTGGGAGTTATTCAAGAAGTTGGTGTCAGAGTGAGATTGATAATATAGTGCATCCTCCACGGGGAGTCAACACTACTGATACAACTGTTCTTGTCCCTATTAATATGATTAAGATTGCTAATACTAAAATTATTAAAGCTAAACTTTATAAAGATATTATTAACGAACAAGATAGTATAATTAATCTCCATAAGATTAAATATAATGCTCTTTATAAAGAAGTTGAAACTTTACAAAATAATCTTGATAATAGTAATAAAGTAAATGATAATTTAAATAAGTCTATTGAACGTATTAAACGTAAGAATAGATATTTGGTAAGCGGTGGTGCTGTTTGCGCTATCGCTTTTGTTGTTTGTTTACTAGTTAAATAAAATATTATGGCTGATGGTAAATATCCTTTTCTAGAATACATTGAAGAACTTGATAAAGAGAAAAAGTATAAGAAAGCTAGTGATTGTGGATGGTATGACCCTCATAATAACTTTTTAATTGGAGATAGTGGTGGCTTTCTTTTAAATATTAGACCTGGCAAATTTGTTAATACTGAACTTTTTAATGAAGCTGCTAGAACATATCAAGCCACAGGTAAATATACTCAATTTAAAGTTGATAGTATTCCTCATAGACAATTTAGACGTAGAGAATGTGATAGACGACGTAATGGTTTTTCTGCTCCTTGTTGGCAAAATCCAGATGGAAGTATAGAAGATGTTTGGATAACAGGTGGTCATTATAATTTTCTTAATTATACTCGTATGGAACGTACAGATGAATCATCTGTTATTGTTACTGAACATGGAGCTACTGCTAAAAAGATTTATAGTTTTCCTAGTTTTATTGATGCTCAATTTTGGACTTGGCAAATTATAGAATTTTGTAGACGTAATGGTTTACATCTTATTATTGATAAAACTCGACGTGGAGGTTTTTCTTATATTATGGCTGCTGATAGTTCTAATGAAGTTAACTTATCTAAGCATAAAGTTGTTATTCATGTTGCGGCTGATAATAAATACTTAATTAAACAAGGTGGTTTAAGTGACTTTGCTGTTAATAATTTAAAGTTCTTTGAAGAAAAGACTCCATTTAAAAGAGGTATATATAGTCCTACTACTGATAGTTTTAAACTTGGTTATCGTATGAAAAATGGAGTTGAAGCTGATGATAGTTGGTCTAGTTCTCTTTTAAGTGTTAGTGCTAATAATAATCCAGACTGTGCTATTGGTAAAGATGCTGTTACAATTAAAGTTGAAGAGCTATCTACAATGCAGAATTTTGATGAGTTTATGAATGTAACTGAACCTACAATGACTGTTGGTACTCGTACTACTGGTACTCTTATGGCTTGGGGAACAGCTACTGCTGCTAATATGCAAATATTTGAACAAAACTTTTATAATCCTAGAGCATTTGGATTTATGGCTTTTGAAAATGTTTTTGATAATGATGCTCGTAATGAAGTTTGTGGATTCTTTAAATCTTATGCTTGGGGTCTTGAAGGAGAGATAGATGGAGTTAAAGGATTTGATGAAGATGGAAATAGTAATCTACGAATAGGTCTTCAGCTTGCTGCGCGAGAAAGAGTTGAAAAGAAAAAGACTGCTAAGACTTTTGCAGAATATCTTAATTATCTTGGTCAGCGTGCTTTATTTCCTGCTGAATCTTTTAGTAGTGCTAGTGAAAATATATTTAGTAGTGAAGCTCTTAATAAGTTTGAAGATAAACTTCGAGTTGATAATAGTTATAAGTTTTATACTGATGGTGAACTATTTGAAGATGGAACTAAAAAGATTTATTTTAAATCTAATGCTCGTATAAGAATTGAAAATCCTGATATGAAAACTTATGATTATATTCAAGGAGTTCCTAGACGTGGTAACGAAGACCCTCATGGTTGTATAAGAGTTTGGTTTGCTCCAGAATATGAAGAAACATATATTAATGATAGACTTGTAAGAAGTATTCTTCCTGGTACTTATGTTGCAGTTTATGACCCTGTTGGTATTGATAAAGATAAAAAAGAAATTACTGATAGACATTCTCATAATAGTATATTTGTTATTGAAATGCCTAGAGAACGTAATGGATTTAAACCTAAACTATGTGCTGCATATTATGGACGTACTGAACGACTAGAAGAAGCTGATGAAAAGTTTTATCGACTATGTAAATGGTATAATTGTATTGGTACTGGACTTGTAGAAATAAATCGTGGTGAAACTGTTTCTAATTTTCGTAAATGGAAAGCTACTAAATATCTAGGTTATGAACCTTTATATGTTTGGGATTCTGCTGTTAAAGAAAAAGTTAGTACTAGTTATGGTTATAATATTAGTAGTGGTCTTAAGAAACTAGATGGTCTTCGACTTCTTAAAGAGTTCTTATATGAAGTTATTGGTAAAAATGAATTTGGAGAAGATATTTATGTTTTTGAAAGATTTCTTGATTATCAAACAATTCTTGAACTTAAAAAGTTTAATGCTGAAGGTAACTTTGACCGTATATCTAGTCTTATACTTTTAGGTATATATTGGAAGTCTATTGATATTAAAGGTAAACGAGAACTTGCTAGTCGTAAGAAAGTTACAGAAGATAATGATAAAACAGATATTTTTAATAGACAATGGTTTTAAGATTAAATAGATAAAGATATGTATAATTTTGGTAGACTTGATTTTCCTAATCAGCACGTTAGTTATGCTGAAAAACAAGAAGTTGATTGGTATGCTAAGTGCTGTGATTATGTTATAGAAGCTGGTATTGCTTGTAAAGCTGATTTTAATGTAGAAGAAAAGTTTAATATTCTTCTTGGTAATATTCCTAGAGAATATTATAGAAAAACTCTTAATCCTTATAATGAGAAAGATGAAAATCTAACTCGTTTTCCAGCTACTATGCGTAATTATGATATGATGAAAGGTATTATTAGAAGATATATTGGTGAATATATTAAAAATCCACATGATTTTATTGTTGGAGCTAATAATCCAGAAGTTGTATTTGCTAGAGATGCTGAACTTGGTAAACAAATTATGATGCTTGCAGAACAAGCTGTTGCTAAGAAGATACAAGAAAGTTATATGCAGTTTGTTAATGAAGGTAATAATCCTGAACAATTTAATCCTGAACAAGCTGTTGATATTGAAGCTTTTATTAAAGAATTTAATGAAAATTTTATTGATGACATTAGTGCACAAGGACAAGATTTAATTAATGTTATTGATGACCTTACTGATGCTTTTACTATATATGCTAGAGCTTATTTTGAATTTGTTGCTTTTGGAGCTTGTTATACATATAGAGATGTTGTAGGTAATCAATTAATTAAACGTGTTGTTAGTGTTAGAGATGCTTTTCCTGTTCCTAACGATAATATGTTTGCAGAAGATTATGATATGTTTGCTGAACGTCGTATGTTGACTAAACAACAAATTATAGATGAATTTTATGAATATCTTTCTGAAAAAGAACGTGAAGCTCTTGATACATATTATCAATATAGTGCTACTACTTCTAGTGATAAAGCACTTTTAAATTGGGATAAATATATGTATTATTTTGGTGATATATGTAGTAAATTTAATAAAGATGATTTGCAACATATTAAGAACACTAATATAATGGCTCGTGATGCTAATAATGGTTTATTTGAAGTTTGGCATACTGTTTGGAGAGGTGAAATAAAAGAAGGTATTCTTACATATAGTAATGGAGCATTTGTTACAACAAGAATTGTTGATGAAACTTATCAGCTTGACCCTGCTAGTGGTGATATTAGTATTGAATGGGTGTGGCGTCCACAAGTTTATGAGAGCGTTAGAATTGGCTCTCGTGCTACAAGTATATATCCTTATAAGGCTCGTCCTATTGCTTACAATAGAAATGGCAAACTTCCTTATAATGGTATTGCAGAACTTTTGCCTGGTTTTGGAAGATTTAGTATTGTAGATACAGTTATCCCTTATCAAGTATTTCGTAATATAGTTTCTTATCATAGAGAAATGGCTATTGCTAAAAATAAGATGAATGTTCTTATGATTGCTAAATCTCTTCTTGGTAAAAAACCTGCTGAAACTATATATCGTATGGCTGCTGATGGTGTGCTTTATATTGATGATGAAGATGATGCTAATCTTGTTAAAGCACAAAATGTTCGTTATCTTGAAAGTCGTATGAATAATTATATTACTGAACTTGGACAACTTATCCAAGAGATTGAACAGACTGCTAAAATGGAATGTGATATGACTCCACAACGTTATGGAGAAATTGCTAATAGTGCTGGTAAAGGAGTCACTGATGAAGCAGTTATTCGTGGAAGTATGGGTTCTGTTATTATTGAATTTATATTTGATAAAATGAGAGAACGAGATTATCAAGCTGAAATGGATTATACTAAACTTGCTTGGATTGATGGTCTTAATACTTCTTATAAAACTAAAGATGGTGATATTAGATATTTAAGTCTTGATGTTAATAGTCATATATTTGCTAATTATATTGTTACTTGTAAAACTTCTGTTAAAGAACGTGAGAAACTTGAACAATATAAACAGCTTGCATTTAGTGCTGCTCAGAATGGTAATATGGATATGGCTAATGCTGCTATACGTGGAGATAATGTTGCTCAAATTAGTAAACTTATTGATAAGTATCAAAATATTCAACGTGAGCATGAACTTGATGTTGAACGTGTTTCTCAACAAACAGAACAACTTCGTCAAGAATTTGAACTTGCTAAGATTGATAGAAAAGCAGAACAAGATAGAGAAACTATTAGAGTTGAAAAATATCTTGATGGTCAAATTGAAGCTATGAAAGCAAATGCTAATATTATGAGTTTTGATAATGGTCTTAGTGATGCTGAAAAGAGTCAAGCTGAAGAACGTATGGAAAATGCTAGACTTAATCTTGAACGTAGTAAACTTAGTTTAGATGCTCAAAAGACTTCTGTTGAAGCACAACTTAAAGAAAAAGAATTAGCTGTTAAACTTAAAGAAAGTGATGATAAAGTCAAGATTGCAAAAACGAATAAAAATCGTTATGATAGTAAAAGTAAATAATCGGCTGTACTTCTAAATTTTGTTTATAATAGGGCTGGACTTGCTTGTGAAAGTAGGTTCAGCCCATTTTCATTTTTCTTTACATCACATGAGCCATTTTAAGCTCATTTTAAGCACTTTATTCATTTCGTGATAGATTAATCATTATGATAAAATTTGATTCATACACGGCTTCTCTGAAAGCGACAGGCTAGGTTATCAGTAATAAATATCCTAGTTAGCAATAGTATGTTAGTCGGCAAATCGGCTTAAAGGTGAACATATTTTAACGATACAAGTAAAACTCGTATTATTATTATAGTTTATATTTGTGATATAGTAATTAATTAAAAACAAAGAGTTATGCCTAATTTTGATAGTTTTGGTTTTAATGGTGAAACATCTAATGGTGATGGAAAACCTACTGACGACATTACAGACCTTGATACAGGTAAAACAGGGCAGTTAGATGCTGATGGTAATCCTATTGATGATATTACTGGTGGTAATAATGGAAATGGGAATAGTAAGACTAATGCTAATAAAGATAACCAATCTTCATCCTCCACGGGGGGTCAGCCTACTAGCAAAGCGAATGACGCTGATGCTGAACACGGTTTAGAAGAAGGTACTATTATCGAAGATGGAGATAATAAATATACTGTTGATAAAGACGGTAATCTTATTGACGATAAAGGTAATATCTTTAAAGCTAAAAATGAAGTTGCTGCTTATCTTAAAGAATTTGAAGTAGAAGATACTAAAGAAGAAAATACTATTGATGTTAAATCGATTCAAGAACTTGTAGGTGTTTCTGTTACTTCAGAAGATGGTAAACCAGTTGCTTTTGATAATACTCCTCAAGGAGTTGCAAGTTATATTCAATCCGTTATTGATTTAAAACGTGACGAATTTGCTCAAGCTGGTGTTAATAAGTTATTTGAAGATTATCCTATCGTTGGTGATTTTCTTAATTATTATGTTGCAAATGGTAATTCATTTGAAGGCTTTGGTGAACTTCGAGATAGAAGCGGTATTGAAGTAGATGAAAATAATGTAAGTCAACAAGAAGCTATTGTTCGTGAGGCGTTTAAGGAATTTAATCGTCGTGGTAATGTTGATAAGTATATTCAATATCTTAAAGATAGTAATGAACTTTTCAATGTTGCTAAAGAAGAACTTGAAGCTCTTCAGAAAGCTGATAACGAAATACGTGAAGCTAATGCTAAAGAAGCTATGCGAGTTAAAGCAGAAGAAGAGAAACAACTTGTGGAATTTTGGAATGGAGTTAAAGAATGTATTGATAAACGACAAATTGCTGGTTATCGTATTCCTGAAACTGTTATTATTGAACGTAATGGAAAACAAATTTCTACTACTCCAGAAGATTTCTTCAATTATGTTTATCAAGTTGATGATAAAGGACTTTCTCGTTATGAAAATGATTTAATGAAGTTATCTCCTGCTGAAAGACGCGATGAAGAACTGCTTAAGGCTTGGCTTAAATATACAGGTAAAGGTTATGATAGTTTGATAGAAATGGCTGTTTCTGATAAAGAAGCTAAAAAGTTGAAACTTACTGCTAGTCAACGTAAATCTACAAAAGGAGCTATTAAAATAACTAAACCTGACAGTAAAAAAGACGTTCTGAAAGATGAGCGTTTTGGTTATTAACATAATAGTAAATTTGTAGATGAAAACATTACGTGTTATTGGACAAACTCGTTATGAAGATAGAGGTTATTCTAATGAAGAATCAATTGCTTATCTTCAGCTTCAAAAGCCAGAAGAAATTAATAGTTTTCTGACTTATAATTATGGTATGGATGATGACCGTTTTCCTTTAAGTTTTATTACTGAAGGTCAAGGTAGTCGTGGTATTAAAGATGTTGCTACTGTACAATGGACTTGGAAAACTATGGGTCGTATGAAGTTTACAGACTTTGTAACTTACTTTAATACTGCTATTACTAAACCGGGTAAAAATGGTAATGAATTTGAAGTTCACTTCTCTACTCATTGGTTTATTGAACAACATGGTCTTACTGCTCCTGATGGTGTTACTCAAGTTCGTATTCAGAAAGACTTAGGTGAATCTGCTTATGGTTATGCTTATCTTTTGAAACTTACTTCTCCCAATCCTGATGCTTATGTTGATCCTCAATGGTTGGCTAAAGGTATGTATTGGGCAATGAGTGCTCCTACTGTTTCTGAATCTTATTCTAAAGGTAATAGAAGCAATACTATGGGACCTGCTGGAATGACTTCTCAACTTGAGTTTTATCGTTATTCTAAAGAAATAGCTGGTAATCTTGCTAATGTTGTTACTCAATATCAATTCCAAAATGATAATGGTGGTACTTCTAATCTTTGGATTAACGAAGAGATGCGGCAGTTCAACTTGCACATGAGAGTAATGAACGAAGAACGTTTGTGGAAGTCTGAATATAACCGTTTACCTGATGGTACTATTCCTTTGAAAGACCATGATAATGGTAAACCTATTCCTCGTACTGCTGGTATGTTAGAAATTTGTCGTGAATCTAACTACGATACTTATGGTGAAGTTCTGACTCTTAATAAACTTGAACGTACAATCGGTGATGTTCTTGACCGTGATACTCAAGATGGCGATAAGAATGTAGTTCTTATGGGCGGTAAAGGATTTATTCGTGACTTTGAAATGGCTATAAGAACTGATGCTAAAGAAAACGGATTTATTACTCCTCTTGGTGAAAAGATGATTCAAGATAATGGTGATGGTCTTTCTTATGGACGTTACTTTAATAAGTATAAAACTCCAGATGGATATATCATTACTGTTATTCATAATGCTTATTTCGATAAGGGTACTGATGCTGAAGCTGCTAAGCAAAATGGTATGATTCATCCTACTACTGGCTTGCCTATTACTTCTCATCAAGCTGCTTTGGTTGATATGAGTAATTATAAAGGTAATCAGAATGTTCGTATAGTACGTCAAAAAGGACAGGCTTATAAAGCTAAAGTTATTGAAGGTATGACTGATATTCCTGCTTGCTGGGGATTGCCTAATACTAATCATGCAGCTACTGAAATTGATATGGCTCGTTATGAAGTTAAGGGCTCTATTGGTTTGCAGGTAGATAATACCACTAAGATGTTCTTATTGAAATGTGTATTATAATCATTTAAAAGAAGCTATTTAAGATATGGATTTTAACAAAGTAAATGAAGCTAATAAAGCAGGAGAAAATACTCCTGCTGCTTCTAATATAAATACAGATAAACAGGTTATACCCCCCGTAGAGGATGGAGTAGATAAACAGCCTGCTAATACAGTAGGATTTAGAGATGAAAGTCTTGATGAACCTTATACTGAAAAACGAACTATTACTATTAATTTAGTTACTAATTATTCATTATATCGTAGAGTTAATGATAAAACATTACCTAAACGAATGGATAAGATTGGTAGTTGTGTTCGTAGTTCTCGTACTCTTTCTTCTAATAAAGGTGAGATTGAATCTTATTTTCCTGCTTTAATTGGTCTTGCTCCTAATAATGAAAACTTTATTTCACGGGTTAAGGCTTATCTTAATAATATTAGTGTTTCAGTTGATGAACTAGGTAAGACTTTTGATATTTCTTTCTTTTGGAATCGTAAACGAGATTATCTTCGTTTTAGAGCTGAAGAAGAAGCTATTGAAACTGCTTATATGAATAGTGACCGTAAAGGAGTTAAAGAACTTAGAGAAGCTCTTGAAGCTAAGATTACTAAGTTAAATCTTCTTGAAAGTGAAAAGTATAAATATGGTTATCCTATTGTTCTTGATGATTATCTAATTTATCGTCATTGTTTATTATATAAAGATGTAGCTAAAGATATTGCTCTTATTAATTCTGACCCATCTATTAGATTTTATTTTAAAGATGACCAAAGAGAAGCTGAGCGTCTTGCTAAACATCGTCAGGAAATTAATTCTGCTAAAGGCAATTATGTTAAACTTCTCACTAATAGTGATTTGTTTGATGCTGTATTTATTCAATACTGTGTTGCCAATAATATTAATATTCCTAACGGTATGGCTATGGATGTTGTTGATAAACAATCACATCTTGATAAATTTAGTACAAATGAACCTGCTAAGTTTAATAAACTTTGTAATGATAAAGATATTACTATTAAATCTTTAATTGAGGTTCTTATTTCTCGTGGAGAATTTATCAGAGCAATTCATAATCAGAATATTACTACTCCTGATGGTGAGTTCATTGGTGCTAATGTTAAAGAAGCTGTTACATGGTTTAAAAATCCTACTAATAGTGCTCTTGTTAGTGCTTATAAAAATAAACTTAAAAACATTTGATTATGAACATTGGGGAGATGCACGTGACGTTCAGAGAACTGGCACAACAGATGGGTATGCAGACCGTTCGTGCTATTCTCATGGAAGATATAGATATTTGTCTTAATGCTGCTATAATTGAAAAAGCTAGAAATGTAATAGTAGAAAACGTCGGACCTGTTCCTTATAATGATAAGGTTGCTCGACAAAATGCTTCTATTAGTCCTGTTAATGCTCTTAGAACTTTATACACAGCGGGTACTGTTAACGGCGGAGATATTACAGGTGGTGGAACAGAAGTTGACCCTTATAAAATTAACATTGATAGCGACGGAATAATGCTATATACAGGCTTTCAAGTTAGTTATAATGGCAAGACAATTTATGATTGCAGAATTATTGAAGCTGAAGATTTAGGTCAAACGCTAAGAGATTTCTGTAATCGTGCTGCGAAAGATGCTCCGATAGTTACTATATTTGGAGATGAATCTGGTATCAATGTTGATATATATACTGGACGTAATAATACAGTTAAACCTCAATTAGTTAAATATCTTTATATCAAAGAACCTGCTAAAGTTAAGTTTGATGAAGATAGAGAAGAAGATTGGGTTAATTGTGATTTACCTCCTTATTTACACATGGAAATAGTTATGCGTGCAGTACAGATTTATCTTGCTAGTATTGGTGCTACTTCTAATGGAGCTGATAAACAAAGTTAAACTCTAAATTAAATTAAAAATGAGACAGTTTTTGTTAGCGGGCAATGTCGCTTATGGAGCGAGCTTACCTCTTGCTGTTGGAGCGGTTGCTTTTACTTATCTTGCTAATGGCGAGGAAACTATTGACGCTGACGGTACTAAGATTACCGATAAGTTTTACATTAATCTTGGTCGTGAAGCAAATGGTCCAGTAGTTCTTCCAGCTTATAAGAAACATCTTACTTTTGTTAAAGGTGTTTATCAAGCTGCTACTACTTTTTCTGCTAATCTTACTATCGGAGATGTAAATGCTTATTCTGATTATTCTATTATGATTGTGAAAAAAGGATTAAAGTTCAATGAACGTAATCGTTGGACTGCTACCATTCATACTGGTCTTAATCCTACTGCTAATGATGTAGCAAAGAAATTAGCTAACCAAATTAATAATAATACTGTTGGACATGGTATTAAAGCATCTGTTTCTGATGCTAAAATCACTCTAACTGCTGAGTCTAAAGGTATTGATTATGAAATTCTTGGAGCTGATGAATTAATGGATATAGCTGTTACAGTTACAACTCACGGTTTACCTGCTTATGGTGACGCTGCTTATATTACTGATTTAGCTAATAAGGCTGCTGCTGATGCAGGTATTGAATATACTTATCGTGATACTTATACTGAACTGTATCCTGCATATCCTATTAATCCTTTGAAGCAACCTGATAGTGCAGATGCTGGATATACTATCTTTACGCTTCGTTTTGCTGTTCCACGTGAAATGAAAACTAGAGATGAAGTTGTTCATCAGATTGTACAAATAGCGTTCCCTACTGGAGCTACTGCTATTGCAACTGTTGAAACTATCCTTAAAGCTATTGCTACTGAAGAAAAAGCATAACCTATTACCCGACTCGATTAGGTAAATATTAGGTAATATTAATCGAATAGGGGCTATTGGTATTAGCATTAGTGTTGATACTGATAGTCCCTATTCTTGTATCTATAAAAATGGAATTAATTCAAAATGCGTTTGAACAAGGTCTTATTCCGGGTATTGTTATTGTTATTTATCTTATAATTAATAAGATAATTGATAATAATAAAAGAAATCCTTTAGATGATATTGCTAAACTTCTTAATATAGTTACTAAAGATATTATTGAAAAAGATAGAGAAAAATCTAAATCTGTTGTTTCTATTGCTATAAATAATGCGGCATCAGAATGTACAAAATTTGTTGCTTCAACTATTATTACTAATAATGTCGATAGTAATCGTGACCAAATAGAATATAATGCTAGACACTTAGTTAATAGTGTTTATTACGATACTTATTCTAAACTTAATATGTATCGTGGAGATGAAGATTATCTTAGTCATTATATGAAAGAAGAATGGAAAGAAGATATTTATAGTGATATTATAAATATTATCTATAATAAAAATCTTAATTTTAATCAACGTATTCTTGCATTTAATAAACGTATTGATATTAGAGTTAATGATTATACTACTTATATTATTAATAAAGCATTTAAATAAGATAGTATTATGATAAGAGGTTATATTAATAATCCAAAACAGCTATCTAAAGAGATGCAATTACGCATTGCAAGTATGGCTGAAAAACAGGTGAGAATAGCAGAATTAGGCTTCCCATTGAACGAAAAAAATTGGTGCAAACTAACACAAGGGCAAATTTTAATTCAAGCACTAGAAGCCTTAGAATTGCTTTCTGATGAGCAACAAAAATCAATTATTAATTCATACAATAACTTAATGTTAGAATGAGTGAACAAATAGATGATAGTTATGTTAATGGTGTCTATGTAAAAGCTGATGGAACTGAACAAGTTGAGATTAATCCTCAATATGTTTATATGACTGTTCCTAGCAAATATGTTTGTGTTTATCATAAACTATTAGTTCTTATGGCACAATATGGACTTGATATGCTTAATGATTGTTCTGCTACTTGTAAAGGTAATAATAGAAATATTGTTACTTGTTGGAATATGTTTCAATCTGCTATGGCGGCATATCAACTTGGTCAAGATAAACTTGCTGAAACTCTTCTTAAATATATTAAAGGTCAACTTAATATTATTTATGAAGGTAGTGAACAAGTTCAGTATAGTGGTTCTATTACACTTCCTGTTGATGAAGAGGGTAAAATTCATGCAATAGTTAGTTGTGGAGATGCTCCTAAATTTTATGTTGACCCTGAAACTGGTAAACTTTGGGAACAAAGAGAAGAAGGTAAAGAATATAATGAAACTTATAGTCTTAGTAATGCTGATTATGATAATGAATAATGTGAATGTATTCCATCCTCTACGGGGAGTCTACACTAAGAATTTAGTAAACTTAAAGAATATATGGAAACAATAGAAAAAGAACTTGGTAAAGTTAGTCTTACTTGTAATGGTCAATGGAGTCCTGATAGACCTTACGATAGACTATGTATAGTTCATGATGGTTTCTATGCTAGCTATATTTCTCGTAAAGCTACTCCTGCTGGTATTCCATTACCTAATGAAGAATATTGGCAACCTATTGCTAAACTTCGAGAAGATTTAGTTATTGATTATGAAACCTTTAAGAAAGAAATACTTGAACTTATTGCTGTTGTTCAAAGAGGGCTTAAAGCTGCTAGAATTGTAGTATCTACAATGGAAGATAGAGATGCTCTTACTTGGGAACAAATTGGAGTAGGTTGTGAAGTTTATGTTATTGAAACTAAAAAGAGTTATATACTTGATGAAATAACTCCTGTTAATAATGCTAAGAAATGGCATCTTGAGGCTGATTCTGAAATTGGTTCTAAATTTGTAGAATCTTTTAGTGGTATGTTTCCAAGAGCAATTGCAGAACGTGCTGTTGCTGATGAATTTGGTATTAATATACAAGATAATTATCTTCGTCGTAACGTAGTAGTTAATTATATGGCACAAGTACTTAAACAGTATTTTGAAGATAATGCTGTTCAAATACTTGAAGGTCAGATTACTCCTGATATGCTTAGTGAATCTGTTAAACAAATGTTTACTGCTTCACAGATTACTAATGCAGCTGATGAAGAAGATTTAACTGTTGTTGATAATCTTCTTAAATTTGCAGATAAAGACTATAATACAAATGATTATAGTGGAAAGGCTCGTAAATATCTTCGTAAGAATATGATTAGTGGTATTAATACTCTTACTCAAGATATGATTAACGAGCCTAATACTATTTATATACTTCAATATGATTATTGTTTAGCTGGACAAACTATTGAACTTCCAGATGATAGTATAATTCTTTGGAGAGGTGGTAGATTATATGATGGAGCTGTTAAACTAAATAAATGTAGACTTCTTAGTAATTATCGTCAAGAAGATATGTTTGATAAAGAAACTATATCTTTAGATGGTGATTGGGCTAAAGGTCAAATACTTTATCATCCTCTTGATTTAGGCGAAGATAATAAACAGGTTGAAATTACAGGTTGGGGTGGTTCTTATACTAATGATTTTTATTGGTTTTGGGATGGAGAAAAATGGGTAAGTATGGGTTTTGATTTATCTGTTTATCTTACTCGTGCTGAATTTGAAGCTTTCTTAGAGAAGTTAAGAGAAGAAATGGAAAAGTTCTATGCTTGGCTTCTTGAAGAACTTAGAAAGATTAATGAACATCTTGAACTTCATGACCAACAGATAAGTAATCTTCAACAAGAAGTTTCTAATATTAATACTAGAATAGATAATCTTATTACTGAATATAATGCTAAGTTTGAAGATATTTATAATAAGATTGGAGATTTAAATAGTAGTGTAGAAGGTAGTATTAATAATCTAGAACAATATATTAATAATAAGATTGAAGAGATTCTTAATAAGATAGACCAAAGTGGCAGTAATATCACTAATGAGTATAAACAGTATTTTGAAAGTAATTATGTATCAATGTTTAAAAATAAAATTAAAGCTGGTACTAATATTACTTTCGTTGAAAATGATGATGGTACTATTACTATTAATGCCGCCGGCGGAGGTTCTGGTGGAGGTGGATTAACCGAAGAAGAAGTAAGAAATATTATTAATTCTATACTTAATAATTATTATACTAAGCAAGAAATTAATGATATTATTGCTGGTCTTGATGGTAGTGGTGGAACAGGAGGAGATGATACTCATAATGTCATGTCTGTTACTCAACTTGGTGAAGCTAGAACAGGTAAATATCTTGTTATGAATAAATTTTCAGATAGTGAAACTAAACCTAGTAGACTTGATGTAAATTTTAATTCTCTTTATACTGATATTAAAAATAAATTAGTTGGAGAAGGATTTGGACAAGGTGGCGGAAGCGGAGAAAGTGGCGGTGGAGTTGATGCTAGCCAAATTCAAGCTTGGATTGCTGCTGTTGTTCCTATTGGTTCTATTATGCTTTGGGATGATTCAACTCCTCCAACAGGTTGGGAAATATATACTGCTGCTCAAGGACGTTTTGTTATGGGTTATATAGGTGGTGGTATTAATATTTATAATAATCCTAAACAAAATACTCTTGATTGGAGTACTGTTCTTAAAAATGTAGGTGATACTTATGACCCTGCTACTCCTGGTTTAAATATTGGAGCTTACAGTTTTTATATTGGTGGTACTGATTTACCATTACATCAACATGCAATTGCCGCTAGTTCTGGTAAATGTGGTGATGGTAATCATCATGTTGTAGTTCCTAGTAACTGGCGAGCAAATGATCATGGTAGATCTTTGGATCAAGATTGTAGAAATACTTATCCTTATGGTACTACTAAAACTAATTATTGGGATTTAAATATTAATAAAAATACCAATTGGTATATGACTGGACCTAATATTAGTAGAAATGGTGAAATGGTGTGGACACAAATTAGTACAGATAATTGGACAGGTGATTATCTTGCTATTAATAAACTTATGCCTACTATTGCTTTACATTATATTAAACGTGTTTCTAATCCGTGGTAATTATGGCTGAAGAAGAAAATGTTTTTGTTGGTACTAATTGTCAATCTTTTGACCCTAGTAAAGTTCAATGTGATAAAGAGGGCAATATGCCAATTCATATACTAGATAAGTATTGTGAAGAAAATGATACTCGATATAATATATATCCTTTAACTGTTATACAAGCTATATTTGATGGTTTAACTGGTACTAGACTTGACAGAATACTTGCCGCTTGTAATAGTATTTATTTAACTTGGGAAGGTACTTTTGCCGATACTGTTAATAAACTTGATAAAATTTATCGTCGTAAAGGATATATTATAACATATCGTGATGAAACTAATGTTAATTGGACTCAACGATATAATAGTGATGATATTAGCGATGAAGCTTGGACTAATCCTGACAATTGGGAAGGATGGTCTTTTGATACTGTTATTAAAGATTTGTCTGAAGCTCTTGAAGAAATATTTACTAATATAGGTGATTATAAAGATTTTCTTGATGTTATTACTAGTTTTATTAACGAGTTTGTTATAAATGTATTTAACAATCTTAATAATTATCCTGAACTAGTTAATATTATTAAGAATAGTACAGTTGAAAGTTTACCTATTATTGTTAAAGACATATTCAATAATATTAATGATTATCCTGAACTTAAGAATATATTTAATGAATATGTTAAACAATGGACTGAAACCATCTTTAATAATATTTCTTCTTATCCTGCTCTTAATCAATTCATAACTAATGCTATTAATGCTCATGTAGAAACTACTATTGGAAACATATTTAATAATATTGATAATTATCCTGTAATTAAGAATCTTATTATTAATAATACTGTTAATAAAGTAGTTGATATATTTAAAAATATTGGTCAATATCCGGAATTACAAGAAGCTATACAGAATAATGTTAATGAACGAGTAGATTATATATTTAATAATATTAATAATTATCCTGAACTTATTGGTATTCTTTCTGATCTAGTTTGTAATTGTGTTCAGAATATATTTGCTAATATTAATAATTATCCTTCTCTTGTTACATGTATTAATAATGCTGTAAACAGTAGAACTGAATATATATTTAATAATATTGATAGATTCCCTATTCTTAAGAATCTTATTGAAACCAAAGTAGAAGCTAGAGTTACTTATATATTTGAACATATTAATAACTTTACTGAATTACTTAATGTTATTAAAGGTAATATAGAAAATATCTTTGATAATATTGATAATCATCCTAACCTTAAAGTTGTTATTGAGAATAAGGTTGAATCTACAGTTGAACATATTCTTAATAATATAGATAATTATCCTATTATTAAAGAGAAGATTATTCAATTCTGTAATGAAGCTATTGAAGCTAAACGTGGTGTAGCAAATGGTATTGCTAGTCTTGATGGAAATGGTAAAGTTCCAGCAAGTCAATTACCTAGTTATGTTGATGATGTTCTTGAAGGATATTATGTTGATGAAACTCATTTTGCTGAAAAATATGTTGAAGATGCTCCTGTATATTATACTCCTGAAAAAGGTAAGATTTATGTTGATATAAGTGAAGATACTGAATATAGTGGTAAAACTTATCGTTGGTCTGGAACTAAATATGCAGTTATATCTGAAACTTTAGCTTTAGGTGAAGTTACAGGTACTGCTTACGATGGCGGTAAAGGTAAGAAAACTACTGATATTGTCAATAGTTTATCTAATGAACTTGTTAGTAGACTAGATAGAGTTGAACAAACAGCAGAAGGACTTAAAATTGTATATAGTAAATCTATTAAAAATAATGATACAAATTTATATAATACTCCAAATCCTGTTGCCATTGTTTTAAATAATGCTAGTAAAACTGCTAATGGTGTTATGTCTGCTGCTGATAAAGTTAAACTTGATGAAACTTTACCTAATCAGATTACTGAACTTGCTAATAATACTTATACTAAAGAAGAAATTAATAATAAGTTTGATAATGTACCAACAGTAGAAAATACTTATACTAAAGCAGAAGTTGACAAAGCTATTGCTGATGCTATTAAAGCTTTAATTCCTGCTGGTTATGAACTTGTTATTAAAAAGAAAACAACTTAATATTAATAATGGTGGTACTGAATAAGTGCCACCATTTAAAGTTTATAAAGTTATGCAAGATATTAATCAACAATTATATGAAAGAAAAAGTACACCTGAAGGATTTATTCCTGTTTATGGTGTAGTTATTACTGTTCCTACTGGAATATATACTAGTGGACAAAAAGAATTTACTTGTGATAAAACTTTTGATGAAGTTAAAGAAATACTATTAAAAGGCGGAAGTATTATTGCTGTTGATAACAATAATAGTAGAATTAATTTTGATAAAATTATTGTAGGCAGTAACGATATTAGTGCTACAATTACTTATTTTTCTGCTGGTGGAATTAATAAAATTGATTTAAGTTGGGATAAAGGTATAGCTAGAGTTGGTGGTGAAGAAACAAAAAGTATTAATACTTTTGTAGCTATAGGTAGTCTTTCTCTTGTTAATAATTATAATATTGGAGCTATAATTACTAAAATACTTAATAGTGCTACTGAAGGAGAAGTATTAACTGCTATAAATTCTATATTTACTAATTTTAATGGATTTACTTCTGCCATTAATAAACCTAATTCTATATTTTATGATGATAATGGAAAATATAGTGTTAGAGTTAGTGGTAGTGTAATTGTAATAGTATGGGATGCAGATACATATATAGGACATGTTACTATTGATAACACAGGAGCTTATACTTATAATACTATTCAAATAGTTGACCAAACTCTTTATAGATTATCTAATCTTACTATTGAGCCAATAGTTAATCCTAAAATATGGATTGGTACTGCTGTTCAATATGCAGCTATTGCACAAAAAGATAACAATACTACTTATATAGTTAAATCAGACGCTTAAGTTATGGCTATATATCGAGGAGATATTGGAATACATGATATTAAACTTGGTAGTATAAATGTATTTGAAATATATCAAGGTTCTAAACTTGTTTATCCAGAGAATACTGAAGTTACTATTACGTTTAAATTGAATGTTTCCGGAACTGTTACTATTAATGGTTATACTCCTGTTATAAGTGAAAATAATACTAAATTTGTATTTACTATTCCTGTTAAAACTGATTATACTGCTAATATTACTGCTGAACATTATAAATCTCAAACTATTAGTGGTAATAGCGGTTATTTACCTATAACTCATAATGTAGAATTAGAATGGGAACAAGAATTTATATCTTATACTGTTACTTTTCCTACTGATGGAGTTAAAGTTTTATTTGATGGAATAGAAAAAGGAGTTATAACTAATGGTAAGTTAGTTGTATTAATTGATGATACAGAAGCTAAAGATAGTTATACTGTTACGTTTAAAGGTAGTAAAGCTAGTACATACGATACTAGTACATTGACAGTAGTTGATAGTAGTATAGCTAATACTGGTGGTGTTTATGATTTAAAACTTCCTACTAGTTCTGTTAAAAGTGGATATAAGAGAACTGATTATGCATCCTCCACGGGGAGTATAACCAAGGGTTCTACTTATGCTGGAACTTGGATTGAAACTGTTGTTAATCTTACTGCTAGCTTTACTAGTTCTACTACTTTAGGTAGTATAAGTAATAATGTATTAACTATACCTAATAATGAATCTACTAATACTAAAAGTGGAACTTTAACTGTTATATTTACTTTAGAAAATAAACAAACTAAAGAAGTTAGTGCTGCTTTAAATCAAGCTGCTGGAGCTAAAGTTTATACTAATTAGGTATTAGATTTACAAACTGATGGAATTAGTGTTGAAGCTAAAGGCGGCACTAGAACTATTACTGCTAATGTTGCCCGTAGAACTTATAAATGGAATAACACTGGTACTGTTTATAGTGAAACTGCTACTCCTACTCTTAGTATTAGTGGTAGTGCTAGTCTTAGTGGAAATCAAATAAAATTTACATCAAACGAGAGCGTTTCAGCCCGTTCAGCAACACTTACAGCTAGTTATGTAGGATTGTCCAAAACGGTTACGATAACGCAGCAGGCAGGCGCAAAAGTGTATTCAGCGTGGTCTGCTTGGACTGTTTCTATCTCGGCAAGCACGCAAACGATAGCTGCAAGTGGTGGTTCATCTACGATAACTACTAATGCTAGTCGTTCTCGTACTTGGACTTGGAATGGAGTTGGTACTACACATACTGATACAGAAACTGCTACACCTACACTTAGTGGTAGTGCTGGTGGATTTACTTTAAGTGGTAAAACTGTTACTGCTAGTAACAATACTACAACAAATAGTCGTAGTATAACTATTACTGCTACTAGCAATAGTGTTTCTAAGTCTATTACTATAACACAATCTGCTGGTGCTAAAGTTTATGGTAATTGGTCTGCTTGGACAATTAATATTAGTGCTGATAAAACTAGTATTGGTGCAACAGGTGGAACAGCCACTATATCAACTAGTGCCAGTAGAGCTAATGTTAGTGATAACTATATTGTTTATTTACTTATTAAAATTATTCAAATTAATTATATAGCTATGAATGATAAACAATTATATGAAAAACTAAGTCAGAATAATTATGATAAAGTATTTCCTATTACTTATCTTCAAAATATTCTTGACAAAGATACAAACAATAATTTAACTGTTGTTCTTTCTAGATTTAATCATTTATGGATTCCATATCAAGGAACTAGAGTTAATACTCGTAAAGCTGTTCCTGCTATTTTTAGACGTAATAGTCTAACTATTAGTTATTATGATGCTGAACATAATCTTTCTGTAACTGAAAGTTATATAGGTAGTAATCTTCAAGCTGGTGTTGAAACTAGTTGGGTTTCTGATGATAATTGGACAAAAATTCTTAGTGAGAAGTATCTTGAAGAAAGTGGAGCTAAAATTCCTATTGCTGATGGAACTATTGATTGGGACATGCTTAATGAAGCTCTTAAACAAATGATTGCAGGAAATGGTAAAGTTAATATTATTAATTATCCTGATGAAGAAGATATTACTATAAGATTAAGTTCGGGTTGTTGTAATGTTAATCGTCTTAGTCTTAAAGATAGACCTTATGAACCTGAATATAAAAGCGGTAAAGGATATAAAATAATTCGCAAGGTCTTACTCCCCGTGGAGGATGATGCAAGTAATGTAGAACAGCTTTTATTTGATGGTTTTCTTGACGATACTTATTGTGAACAATATGGTCAAATAATTCTTAATACTGATAAATATGAAGTTATTAGAACAGATTTAGGTAATACTGCTGGTATTTATTATGATACATATCATAAATTATTTGTTCTTAGAGTTAAGACTATTCATGATGGAGTTGGTTTTTATAATTATTATACTAGATGGACTATTGTAGAACCTACTGATAGAGTTCATCCTCTACGGGGGGTCAACACTCCTGTTTATGGAAATAGTGAAAATTATAATATTTATAATACTTGTCTTTCTGATGAACGTCCAAGACTTGGTATTATATATATTAATTCAGTAGATAATATCAAATATTATTTTAATGAAGAAAATCTAGTTCAAGTTAAGAATAATATTTATCTTAATTATAAAGCTGTTCTTACTCAAGATATGCTTAACGAAGAAAATACTCGTTATATTATTCGTTATGCTTTTGATTTAAGTGGTAAAACTATTACAATGCCTGCTGGTTGTGAACTTGTATTTGAAGGTGGTATTATTGAAAATGGTACTATTGATTTAAACGGTTGTAAACTTGCTGGTATGATAGGTCAAGAGTCTGAATATCTTCCTAATGTAACTTGTAGTAATTGGGCTAAAGGTCAGATTGAATATCGTAATGGAAATATTTGTTATTGGAATGGTACTGAATGGAGAGTAATGGGTGATACTTCTGCTATGGAAGGATATACCAAAGAAGAAATTAATAACATGTTTGATAATTACTATACTAAAAGTGAAACTTATAGTAAACAAGAAGTTAATAATTTACTTAATGGATATGTTACTAATGATACATTCAATAACTTTAAAGAAGAAATAAATCAAACTATTACTAATAGTGTTAATCTTGATAAGATTCAAAAAGCTATTAATGATGGATGTGGAGTTAATATGACTATGCCTAGTGCAAATAATAATAAACTTAGTCTTCCAATTTGGACAGGAACTGCTACCCAATATGCAACTATTACCCCGGTTGCTGGAATGACTTATAATATTATTGATGAATAATGAGTTTAACTCTTGGACGTCAAGGAGGAATTGCTAAACCTCTTAAGAAACGAACAGTAGGTCAAACTAATATTGCTCATGTTTATGATGGTGTTAATCATATTTGGCCTACTTCTGTTATTCATTTTAGTGATTTTACTAGTGTCCAACTTAGATATATTTGGGGTAGTGATGATGGTCGAGATTTGGATACTAAATCATATTATGTTAATTCTCCTATTGATAGTTTAAATTATGTAGCTGTTGGTTGGTCTTGGTATAGTAATAAAATACCATATTTATATTGGGGTGGGGATAATACTCAATCTGGTGCTGAATGTGTTATGTTTAATATTGAATCTATGATTGACCTTGAAGATAAAATGCCTGATATAATGAAAATGAATCTTTGTGCTAATTGGTATGGAGAATTACATAGAGGTCATGTTACTGTTGAATGTACTGCTTATAAAGGTGGTGTTATTGTTTATGCTTGGCAATTAAACAATAATGAAATTGATGTTGATAATAGAGGAAAATATATTTTTCCTTTGGCTGATGGAACTATTAATATGCCTGATGGACATGGTGGTTATAAAGAATGTTGGTATGGTGAAGTTATTAAAAGAGTTGCTAAATCTAATAATGAAGTGAAATATTTTAGAATTAATCCTGTTAATGATAAAACTATTGGTTTAGATAATATTAAAATAATTCGTCATGGCGGTGGTTATATTCATCGTGATGGTTATTGTTGGTATGAAAATCAACCTAATGATAAATATAAAGTTTGGAATAATCAAGTTAATACAACTGGTACTCCTTTAACTCTTGATAAACCAACTCTTAATATAACTAGTGATGATAATTATAGTTATGAATATCATACAGTTTTGTTAAATGAAGATAACACTGTTTATAACGATAATTACACTGATAACTATAAATTTAGATTTGGTTTTGTTGCAGGTAATTCTGAATTTAGAGGACAACAAACTATTCAATGTTATGTAGGTACACAAAATGGTAAAGCTGATGATGGTAAGACTTCAATAGGTGAAATAAAATATACTAAACTTAACAAAATTGGTGAATTGACAATATATAGTCCTATTGAAAGTTAAATTAATGTTAATTACCAAACAAAGATAACGGTTTAAGTGCTATAGATTATGTAGTTCAAACTACAAGTATTAATCTATTTTTTTAACTTAAACCTTAATTTATTATGCAAGTAATTGAAAATTAGTATGGACAAATTTATTGATGTAATTGTAGATGGTATCCTTAGTAATTTTGACTTTGGATTTATGTTTATTATTAATGTTCTAACTTATATTATTATTAAAGTTATTGATTACTTTAATGGTGATAATAAAGTTCCTACTTGGCAAAAAAGATGTGTATTAGTTATAAGTATTGTTGCTATGATTGGTATTTATATTACAGCTGGTTATGATAATACTATTATGCTTGTTAATAGTGCTGTTCTTGCTCCTGTGTTTTGGAGTTGGGTTGTTAGTCCTATTCTAAAGAAACTTGGAGTTGGCTATAAAGATATTGATAATACTATTGGTTAAGATTATATGAGATTGATTAGCTAGGTTTGATTGACTAATTCAAGCCTGCTCCATCCTCTACGGGGAGTATAGCTTGCCGAATTTGGCTAGTTTTAAACCTAGCTGATTAACTGTACATGATTTAATGAAAGTCTTGTTATGAGCCTAAAAAGTGGCTCTATGAACGTACATAAATATTTACAATATTAAATTTCAAAATAGTAAAGTTATGAGAGTTATTAAGACTAAACATTTTCCTTTTAATGGTTATAAAGCTATTAATATTTTTGGTATTATATTTACTAAAGGTGAATTAAGTAATAAAGAACTTAATCATGAAGCTATTCATACAGAACAAATGAAAGAGATGTTATATATCTTTTTCTATATATGGTATGGTGTTGAATATCTTATTATAAGACTATTTCATATTAAACAACATGATGCTTATAAAGATGTAAGTTTTGAAGAAGAAGCTCATATTAATGATGATAATCTTAATTATATTAGTAAACGTAAACATTATACTTGGACTAAATATCTAGGTATTAATAGTTCTAAAACTGCTTAATTAAAAAATGTTAATAATATAGTTAAACTACTTGTTATTAATGATATAATTTATATTTGTAACAAACTAAATTCTAAAGATATGGAAGATGATAAAAGAGTTAATTATAAGTTAGATGCTATTAATAAACTTATTAATAATCTTAAACTTAGTATTTCTGGTAATAAAGAACATGATGAGCTTGGAGAAAATAATGTTATAGTTAATCTTGATGAGATTAGTCAAAAGATTACTGAATTACATGAAATGGTTAAAGCTGAATTTGATGAGTTTGAAAATCAACATAAAAGTGAATCAGATGAAACTCAAACTCTTCTTAATAATCATTTTGATAAAGTTGATGCTAAATTAGATAGTATTAAATCTGCTGTTGATAGTATGAAAACTACTATTGGTAATAAACTTGATACTGTTAATTCTACTATTAATAAAGCAAATACAAATATAGTTGCTGCGATTAATGCCATGAAAGCTAGTAATGATACTAAAAACGATGATATAATTACTGTTCTTAAAGGACTTGTAGCTCAAGTTAATCAAAATACTAGTAATATTAATTCTCTTGATGGTCGAGTTGATGCTCTAGAACAAGCTTAATATGAATTTTAATTTAGTAGAGATGTATAATGGCTTGTTAAGATTTAACAAGCATATACTAAATGAACTTGCAGAAGGACTTAAACATTTACCTAATTTAGATGGAGTATCTAAAGGAGATAGCTTAATTATTAATGAACAAGGTAATCCAGCTTGGGGTTCTGCTGCATTTATTCCTACTTTTGAAAATGCTGCTTATGGTATTGAATGGACTAAAGATGATAATGATATAATTAGAATTGGTAATGCTAAATTTCATAGAGAACTTCCTATTCAAAATAGACTTAAAGGTTGTGTCTATAATGAAAAGAAAATCAGTTATTTCCTTAATCCTACGGGTTGGGCTAAACCTCTTGAAAATGGTTTTATTCCTCCTCTTGATGGAAGTGATGGCGATGTTGGGGTAAGAGTTCCAGAATTTTATATGTGTGTTAAAGATACTGGTACTAAATATCAACTTTGGATAAGTGATTTTAATATTGATGGAACATTTACTAGAGTTCATCCTTTTATTATAAGTCATACTAAAACTATGACTAGAACTAGAGAAGATGGTAAAGAAGAAGTATTTAGTGCTTGTATTAAACCTCATGATACTAGATATTTAGGAGGAAATAAAAGTTCTTCTATTATTGCTATTAAATTGCAAGGTAGACCTAGAACTGGAATTAGTTATGATGAAGCTAATGAATTTTGTGCTAATCGTGGCGATTGGATTACAATGATTGATTATCTTGAATATTGTGCTTTACAAGCTCTTTGTTATATTGAGTATGCTAATTTTGATAATCAAGCTGCATTAAATACTAATTTAACTAGTGATGGATTTAAACAAGGAGGACTTGGTGCTGGTGTTACAGATTTAGCTTGGGATAGATGGACAGCTTTTAATGGTAATAATCCTATTGTGCAAACTTATTGGACTGCTGAACATAATATTGGTAATGGTAGTACAAATGGTGACCATTATGAACTAGGAAATTATAATACAGATGGTAGTAATTTTAATACTTATCCTGCTGTTTATCGAGGTATTCTAAATTTCTTTGGTGATATATGTACACTTATTAGAGATATAGCTATTATAAATCGTAACGCAAATTATAATAGCGTTTATCTTCTTAAAAAAGGTGTTAATCATTCTGATGTTACAATAGATAATATTCAAGATAAATGTTATTTTATAGGTGACCAAGCTAATACTAATAATTTTATTACTGAATTTGATTTTAGATTTGGTCCTTATTTTGTTCCTAATAAAGTTGGAACTAATAAAAAAGCTGACTATAATTGGATAAGAGGTGGTAATGAACAAGATACAGACAAAGTTATTCGAGTGCTTATGCTTGGCAGTTATGCTAATACCAGTTCTGATGCTGGCTCTGGTGACTTTGCTTCTCATTGGGTTCGGTCGGATTCTCTTGCTTGTACCGGCTTCTTTACCACAGTTAAACTTGATTAAATAAGTCCACGTGGAATTGTTGCTAGGAGTAGTTGGTTAATTAATTTGTTTTCTGTTTTTGTATTTCTCGATATTACTCCTGCAACAGTTTATTATAATATTAAATATAATAAACTTAAAACATAATATATTATGACTAAAGATAAACTTAAAGATGATATTATTAGAACTATATGTTGTTTAAATAGTGATATATCTAATAAAGATAGAAATTTATTAATTGAATTATTAAATTCTATTGTTGATTATACTAATAATATTGAACTTGAACAAGATGTTAAAGTTATAACACAAAAACATAACGAATTAGCTGAAACAGTTAATGAACTTAAAAATAAAGTTGAAACATATTCTAATAAGATTAATGAACTTGAACAAAGAGTTCATCAATTAGAAAACGCAAGTCAATCTTAACATGGCTAGTCTTAATCAATTAGTTAGTGAATTTGCTCATGCTGTTGGCAATCCTAATAGTATTCCTCTTAGACGTAATCTTCGATATGCTATTCTTCATGGTCGTAATGAACTAATTCGTAAAAGTTATGAAAATCATAAATATGTTGATAAAGGTTTGCAACAACGTATTCGTGTTTCTATCATTAATGTTCCTGATGGTGATTTATATAATAGTCAAACTCTTGGGCTTCCTGCAATTAAACGTACTAAACAAGAAGTTCCAAAGCCAGTTAGACTTATTAATAACTTACCTTTCCAATCAATTAGAACTACCGGACATACTGGGATAGAAATACCATTTGCAAAAGAAGCTAGTGCTAAGTTTTATCATTATCTTGCAGGTATGTGTAATCTTCCTGTTTATGATTATATTAATGGTTATATTTATTTCTTTAGTAATAATAAAGATTGGTTTCAAAATATAGGTTCTATTATTATTGAATCTCCATTTGAAATTCCTTATCTTGTTCCTACCGAAACTGTTGAAAAAGCTAAAGATGTAAATTATGACTCTATTGATGATGAAGCTAAATACGATGATGATGAATTTCTTATTCCTGAAGATATGATTGGAGCTCTTAAAGAGATTGTATTTAAACGTAATCTTATTGAAGTTCCTCGTCAAACAAATGAAACTCCTATTGATAATTTTGTAACTAGATAAATTATGATTAAAGATATAGATATTAGTCATTATTATAAAAAGTTTATTGAAACTTCTAATGACGATATGGCAAAATATAATAAAGAACTTGAAGTTATAAATAAGATGAAAGCTGATTGCCGTGCTTATATTAAAAGTAAAAATCAAGTTATTAAAGATGATTTAAAAATTAATCTTAATGAATATGGGTTTCAATTTCTTAATGATAATGTTGAATTAATTAATAAGTTAGAGCAATTAATTAATAATCAACTTAGTTATACAGTTGGAGAAAGACGTATTGTTCTTCTCCAACTTTTGCGTTATTGTAACTTAGCTAAAAAAGCAAACGATTATATTGTTGCTCTTAAACTCGCTACAAGACGTTCTGAATTAAGTCTTTCTGATTATAAAAAGTACATTCATAGGTATTATAGTTATGGTGTTCATAAATGTGTTCTTGAAGGCTACGCTTATCATTTTAAATATGAAATTGGTGATTTAGTTATTAATTTCTGGAGATATAGAGATAAACCTAGAGATACTTATGTTGATTGGAACGCTACTAGACTTAAAAAACAAGAAATTATTGATGCTGGTCTTAAACCTTATGATAAAGAAGAAGCAGAAATATATAAAATTCGTGGACTTAAGTATGATGGTATTCCTTATGTAGTTTATAAAACTAATAAAGAGTTTTATGAAATACAACTTATTAATAATGGAACTCATAGTTATAGTGCTATTAAATTTAAGTATGCTAATTATATTAATAGAGAACTTAGAGGTAAAGATGCTAAACAACTTAATTCTGAATGTAAAACTGTTGATGATATTTTTAATCTTAAATTAGGATTAAGAAGTAAACTTCTTGTTTATCTTGAACGAGAACCTAATGCTCCATTTAAATATATTAGAAATGTTAATCAACAAAAGTATGAACGTGGAGCACATAATAATGGTAATAAAACTAGATATAAAAACTAATATTATGGCAAATAATAAAACGATTACGATAGAACATATAATTGGTAAACTTGATAATGATTTCAATCCTGATGGAAGTGATTGGATTCCTAGAGTTCCTGCTTGGTGTGTTGATGCTATGAATGAACTTAAAGTTCTTCGTAAAGTTGATAAGAAAATGAAACTAACCGTCATTAATAAGATAGCTAAAAGTAAATGTTGTCTTATTGATGACGGTCTTAAAGTATATGATAGTAATGGTTGTGAAGTACCTAGAGCTGATACTAGTAAATATAGATGTGGTGATACTGAATCTGCTCCATCCTCTACGGGGGGTCAAGCGGAGGACGAAAGTCCGAAGCGTGCTACTAATAAAGACTATCTTGGTATGCCCGATGATTGTTGTCCTAATGGTTCTAGAACTAGAGAAGTTATTGATACTGGTAAAGTAGGATGTAATCCTGTTGTTTATACAGTTCATAATAATACTGAATGTCCAAGATGTCAGCATGAAGTTCATTCTCATTGTCAGACCCCCCGTGGAGGATATGATAAGTCAAATCATAATTATATTCTTATTGGGGGTAATACTATTGAACTTAATTTTAATGATACTTGTATAACAGTTGTTTATAAAGATATTGAAACTCAATATAGTGATAATTATCATTGTGAAATTCCTGTTATACCTGCTAATGGTAAATTAATTCAAGGTCTTACTTATTATTGTATGGCTCGTATGCTTATGAGAGGATATAAACATCCTGTGTTTAATCTTTCTGCTAGTCAATATGGAACTAATCCTTTCTATCTATGGGAAAGTATGAAGAAAGATATTAAGACTAGTATTTTATTAGATGAACAAAGTGATGATGATAGTGGTTGGAATGAGTTCTTTTATAACTTTACTTTTCCTAAATAATTATGAATATACAAAAGAAACTTAGTCTTAATAAACATCCTGGAGATTGTGTTCCTTATTCTTTAGTTGCTGCTAAGAATGTTAAGATAAGTAATGACGATAGGATGATTGTTAATGAAGAAGGGCTTGAAGATTGTAGTATAATTGCTAATAGTATTCATGAAGATGGTATTAATAATTTTAAAATAGTTGGTGTTATTCCTACTAGCACTGAACTTATTTTATTTGTTATTAATGTAGATAATAATGAATCTTATATTTATAGATATAATGAAGAATCTTCTAGTTGTTATAGAGTAAATAGTAATTGGAAATATAATGGTGGTAAGATTAAAGGAACATATACATATAATGTTAAAAATCATCTTATAATTGCTGTTGCTGAAAGCGATGCCTCTATTGATGTTCCTCTTAAAACTATTAATATTGATTTAGATTCTGGAAGTCCTGATACTGAAATGTCTATTATTCCTCAAGTAACTTTACCCACAGTTAGCAATTTAAATTATGTTAGTGGAGCTGCTTATAAAGGATTTTATTTTATGTTTATTAGATATAAAATAGATAAGACTAATTATACTAAATGGTATAGTATTGGATTTCCTATTTTTAATGATGTTATAATTCCACAAGTTATTAATAAAGTTTGTTTTCGTAAAGAGTTTGTTTATGATCCTAAAGATGACCCTAATGGATATTGCTATGGAAATAGTGATTCTTTTAGTGATTCTAAAGATATATGTAATCAAACTTTTGAAGTAAGTATTACTGGTGGTCGTTCAGGACTTTATCAATTAGGACTTATTATATGTAAAAAAGATAGTACGCAAGCTTTTAGAACTGATGATTTAAATAGTAATATTTTTAAGTTTAGTAGAGATGTACTTGTGGAATATAATATAGCAGATTTAACTACTGATTATTATAATTATTATAATGTTGGTAACATTATTAATTATAAAAATAGAATATATATTGCTAATTATGATGAAAAAAGTGATAATGATAATAGAACTTTGAGTGATGGTAAAACATTAGAAGAATCTGTTAATGATATTGTTATTAAACTTAGAAATAAATCTGTTAATGCTTATTATAACAGTTATAATGTTGTACATGCAGTTAGTGAAAAAGGACCTTATTTTAAAATAGCTAGTCTTGGATTTACTGGAACTGCAGATTATGAAATAGCTGATTATACTAAACTATTTAATAATAATCAATATCCTTTTCGTACTTTTAAAACTCTTCTTAATGAAACTGTTATTCAAGGTATTGCTGCTCATGAATATTTAAAAGTTAATTATAATACTGTAATAAAAGTAGGTTCTAAAGGCGGAGCTAATATTAAAGAATATTTAGCATGTAATTGTTTTATTATTCCTACTAGTTATAAGTATGAAAATAATATATCTAGTTATAGTTTACCTAGTGAAGTTAAAATTGTTTGTTATACTTATAATGGTGTTGGATTTACAGAAGATGCTGTATTTACTAGCGGAGTTATAATATTTGGAACTGCTCAATTTGATATTGATAATTGTAAAATGAGAATTACTCATAGTGTAATTGATCCTTCTTATGATTTTAATGAACGTAAAAAGAATGATACTCTTATTCCTGGAGAAGTATATAATTTCTTTATTCATTTTGTTGATAAGTATGGTGATGCTAGTAGAGGATATAAATTATCTAATAAAGATAAATATATAAATGATGTTATAAATGATAATTCTCATTGTACTATAATAACTGTTGATTGGATTAATGGTACTGCTGGTACTATTCCTTATTGGGTTGTAATTAGTGGAACTATTCCAATATCTAGTATTAGTTCTAATGTTAAGCAATATATTGCTGATAGCAAAATTGTAGTTTATACTGCTGAACCTATTAATAATCCTTTAACTAATATTTTACTTAATAGTGCTGGCGAATTAGAAGCAACTAATAGAGATGATTTATATATTCTTATTTCTAATTATTTTATAGACTATCAAGATAAAGATAAATATAATGATTTATATGTTTATCAAGTTATAAATAGTGGTAGCTATACTCCAACTAGTAATCAAATTATTTATGGCAATTATGATAATGAAGCTAAATTTGGTTATTATGAAAATATTAATGGTGATGAACTATTTAGAATACCAGATTTAATATTTAAGTCTGAATCTATTGGTGGAGAACATACTAGAGGTTTTGTATATAATATGAATGATACCTTTAATAAGTTCTATATTAATGTTAATATTGATAATAATCTTTGGAATAAAATAAAAGAATTAGGTTATGTTGGTTGGTTTGTTAGTTATGAAAAAGTAGAACCTATTACTAGATATACAGGATTATTAACTAGAAAAGATTTTGCTAATATAGCTAGTAATGTTACATGGCAAGAATCTAATTATGCTGCTAAGCCAGGTTTTGTTTCTAATAATTATACTAGTGATAAATGTTATCTATATAGTGGTAGATTTGACATTGATGATACTATTAAATATGATTTTAATATAATTCGTATTGATGGTAAATGTACATTTGAACCGTTTAGAGAAAAATCTGATGTTGTTGATATGGTTGTTAATACTACTTATCCATATAGTTATAATATGCCTGTTATAGGAGTAATAAGTAGAAATGTATATAAACCTATTAATAATTATAAATTAGTAGTAGCTGATAGTATCGCAGATGATAGAGCTGGAAAAGGTACAGCATTAGAAATGGATGATTATAAAGAACTTTCTTTAGATGCTGAAACTATGTTTCTTGCTACTGTTCTTAATTGTACTAGAAACATTTATATTAATAAAGAAAAAGAACTTATAAGACTTAATGATGTTCGTTATTCTAGTGGAACATATTCTATTGAACATGGATATAATGGTAGAATGACATATGATGGAGTATTAGTATATAATGATAATAGAGTTATTATGAATGAAGGAGATTATAGATTATATTCACCTGATAATACTCCTTATTATTATATTGATGGTACACATCCTTGTTGGTTTGATAAACCTTTTGTTGAATATATTCAATTTCCTCTTTATAGCGATAAGTTCTTTGAAAGTAAATGTTTTAATAATGAACCTAGTAAAATAGCATTTAGTATTAAAGAAGAAACTGATACAAAAAGTGTTGCATTTGGTACGTTTGTAGAACCTAAAAATAGTGTTGATTTATTTAAAGACCCTATTGGTAATGTTGACCAATTTGTTCCTAAGTTATTAACTCAATATCGTAATGATATTATTAATATTACTCGTTTTGATAAAACTATAAGACGTAGTAATATTATTCAAGATGAAAGTGAAGTTAATGCTTGGAGAGTATTTCCTATTGAAGGTTATAAAAATATTACTGAAAATAAAGGAATAATTACTAATCTTGTTGGTATTGGATATTATCTATTAGTACATACTCAACATAGTATGTTTATGTTTGATATCAGTGCTGCACTTAAAACTAGAGATGAAAATGTACAACTTTATCAACCTGATGCTTTTGAAGTTGATTATAAAGAAGTTTTTACTAGTGATAAAGGATATGGTGGATTGCAAGATGATTTAGCATATATAGTTGGAGAATTTGGTTATATATTCTATAATGACGATTTTCATACTCTTTATCAATTTGATGATGGTCAACTTAAAATAATGGATGAAGATATTAAATTATGGTTAGATAAATATCATCCTAATAAAGTTAGATTTGCTCATGATAAATTTAATAATCGTATTCTAATTAAATTTGATTATACATATGATAATATAAATCCTGTTAGTAAAACTATTATTGAAGAAGCTCATAATGAAGTAATAAGTTTTAATTATAAAGTTGGTAGCTTTATTAGTTTACATGATTATTACTTTAATAATGCTTGGTCAACTAAAACTAAATGTTATTTTCAAACTGAACATAATAATGATAGACTTAATTGTCCTCTTCATGTGTTTACTAATGAATATAATTATGGTAGATTTAATACTCACATGGGAGATGATAGTAATAGTCTTTATATGATTTCAAGACAAGAAGTTGGTGAAGAACCAGAACTTGTTTATAATAGTTATATTGATATTATTATTAATGAATCTTATGAACTTATTAAGTTTCTTGAATTTATTAAATATAAAGTACGTAAAATATATATTCCTTTCTATAGTGATAATACTAATAATCCTGTAGATTTAAGAGAACATCCTTATGCTGGAGATATACTTCGTATATTTAATGAAGATAATGATACTGATGATATAGATATTAATATTGATAAACTTAATGAATTTAATAAGTATAAAAAACCTTGGTATGAACTAACTCAATATAACTTTAATTATTTTCGTAATACTATTAATAAACATCCTAATTCTCCAAGTGATAAACTTCGTAGAGTTTATGGTAATTATTTTGTAATTCGTTTCATATTTAATAATTCAGATAATAAGCGCATTGAATTTGAAAGTCTTGAATGTGCTCAAACTCAATTTAGAAAATTATGATACAGTATAGAGATAGACAAAGACAAAAAGCTTTTATTGGTGCTATTATTGGTGCAGCTGCTAGTATTGCTGGTGGTATAATTAAAGGTAATAAACAAAAGAAAGCTCAAGAAAAAGCCCAAGCTGAAGCTCAAGCTGCACAAGACCATAAAGATGCTTTACAAAATGCTCAAGCTTTAACTAGTGCTTATGCTAATCAAGATTATGTTGGTCAATATAATGATAAACTTACCCTTAAATGTGGTGGAAGAATTAGACGTAAAGCTAATTTTGGTACAGAACTTGTTCAAGCTCTTCCTGGTTTGGGAAGTCTTGCAAGTTCTGTTACTGGTGTAGAAGGACTTGATAAATTAGGTGCTACTATAGGGCAAGGCATTAATGCTAATCAACAAATTAATGAAAATAAACGTATTGCTCAAGAAGCTGAGAAACGTAAGCAACTTCAATCAGGTCAACAACAACTTAATATTACTTCTAATGCAATGACTAATCCAATGACTATGTATCAACGTTCTAGCTTTATTAATAAATATAAATGTGGTGGACGTAGAAAAGCATGGATTGGTGCTGCTATTGGTGCTGCTGGAAGTTTAATTGGTGGTATGCTTGGAAACAAAGGTAAAGAACCTATTCAAGTTAAACAAGACGAACAATCTGTTTATAGTGCTCCTAAAACTGGTCTTGAACGTCCTGAATGGATTACTAATGGTACTGTTCAACAACCTGTTATGCCTCAATCAGTATATCGAGATAGGCTAAATGTATATCGCTGTGGCGGTCATAGACGCTAGTCTTTTGCTCTCTGTTGAATTATTATATATAGGTATGAACTATTAATCGACTGATAGGCTATCGTTCAGCAGAGAGCCTTAAAATCAATCAAATTACAATTTCTCATTATATTATATAAAATGCCTAGAAAAGATAAAGTTATTCATATAAGTAATTTACCTAGTACATTTAGAGGTAATGTTACTCGTAATGGAAGATTTATTCAAAATGGTATTCCTCCACTTGGTGGAGTTTATGATAAAGTTGCTAAATCTACTGGTTTAATAAGACTTGGCAATAAATTTCTCTATAATGGTGTAAACAATTTGGTGTCTAAAGATAATAGAGAAAAATTAATGAATAATACTGCTGGTAGACTTATTAATTATGTTAAAGATTTTAATAAAGAATCTCTTCCTAGTGATGATGAACTTGGACCAACATTTCCATTTAATATTATTCAAACTCCTAGAAGTAATGGAAGAAATCTTCCTCAAAAACAATATGCTGTTGGTGGTAAAATACCAAATGTAGTTGCTGGTGGTATTGCTCAACCTCTTGGTAATAATTTCTTTTATATGAATGGAAGAAAACATAGTCAAGGTGGTATTGATATTGGTCCTAGTGATAAAACTGGTATTGAAGTAGAAGGTGGTGAAGTAGTTGAAACTAATGGAAATGAACTTAAAGTTTATTCTGCACAGCCTATTCTTAACGGTGCTAGTCCTGCTCAATTAGTTATGGGTGGAGCTAATCCTAATAAAGTATTTAAAGCTCAAGAAGATTTTAAAGATAGAAATAGAATTAATGATGATGGAACTAAATATAAAGAAGGTGGCAAAATTTATCAAGCACCTGATGAATATAAAAGACAAATCGCTGAAAGTGGTTCGATAATTATTGGTGGTTATCCTACAATAGCAGGTAATAGAAATTATAAATTTATTAAAGGTCTAACTAAAGCTTCTAGAATAGGTAGAACTGCTACTAATTTTATTAATTTAGGTAGACAAAAGATTTATGATTTAGCTAATAAAATTGATAATACTTGGATTAATCAAGGTATTAAAGAAGTTTATAGAACAACTATCGGTAAATATGGTAGTAATATTCCTAGAACTGTTGATTATATTACTAATAAATTAAATATAAATGAAGATAATAAAAAAGCTATGGGTGGATTAAATAGAAATAAAGATTATGGCTCTAAAAAGAAACCTTATCCTAGTGTAGCTAAAAAAGATTTTGCTGGTAGACATAGAAGTTATCCTATTCCTACTAAAGCTGATGCTATTGATGCTTTAAGATTAGCTGGATTTCACGGTAGAAGTGATGTTAAAGCTAAAGTTTATAATAAATATCCAGAACTTAGAAAAAAAGGTAATGTTGGATTAGTTGTTAGTATTAGCGGTAATGTTAAGAATGGATTAATTCATTCTCCATCCTCTACGGGGGGTCTACGCGATAAATTTGCTGTTGGCGGAAATCGTATTAATCGTCATGGAAGAACTTGGGAATATGATGAAAAAATTGGAGCTTATGTTCCTATAACTAATAGAACTATTAATAGAACTTCTGCTTATCCTATTAATAAATCTGCTAGAGGAGAAACTATTATTGGAAGTGATTATACTTTTAGAAATGGAAGATGGTCTAAAAATAATAATGTAAATACTAATACTAATAAACCTAATATTGATAATGGAAATCGTCGTCCTCAATATTATGCAGAACGTAGACTTCCTTTATTTGAAGATGGTGCTGGAATTACTAGTGGTTTAGTTAGAGCTGGTTGGAGTCATGGAAATAATAAAGGTATTAGTACAAATAATACTAATATTCCAAGTTTATCTGAAACTAAATCTAACGGGAAGACCCCCCGTGGAGGACGTAGTAAGTCAAGTCAATCAACTCAATCTGTTCCTACTAAAACACCTCCTATTGCTGTTTATAATCGTAATCTACCAAAAGTAGAAGCTAGTATTCCTACTACTTTACCTGTTTCTACTAGTGCACCTGCTAAAGGAACTACATCTTCTGATGGTAAAGGTCAAGGTAAATTTAAAAATCTTACTACTGCTGATTGGATTGGATTAGGTAGTAATGTAGCTGGTAGTTTAGCTAGCTATTTTGCTAGTAGAAGAGCTATTAATAAAATGAGAGGTCCGGAACAGCCTACTCTTATTAGTGCTAATAAACTTAAAACGAAATATAATATTAATCCTCAACTTGATAGAATTAGAGAAGATAAATTTGAAGCTTATCGTGATATTGATTCTAATACAGCTAGTAGTCGTGTAAGTTTAGCTCGTAAACAAAGAGTTCGTAATGCTGCTGGTCAAGCTGCTAATGAGCTTTATGGTAATAAAGAAAATATAGAAACTAATCTTATTAATCAAGATAGACGTAATCAGCAAAGTGTTCGTCAATTTAATGCTCAACAATACAATCAATATATAGATAGAAAAACAGCATTCGATAATGGTATTAGAGAAGCTAAAGTAACTAATATTAATAATTTATTTAGTGGTATTAATGCTGGTATTCAAGATATGATTAGTAGATATGAAAATCGTAAAGCTTTAAATAATACTATTGGTGCTATGAGAGCATCTGCTCCTAATGTAGATGATAGAATTATGAGAGATGCTGGAGTTGATTATGATGAATTTATTATTCGTAAACGTAGAAAACTTGGAGGAAAACAATCATGCCGATAAACTTTTATACTCCTACTTTTAGACAACAAGTTAATCCTATTGACTTAAATGTCTTAGCTAGAACTTATAATACTCTTGAACAAGGTCATCAACAAGCTATTCAAACTAAATCTCAAATTGATGCTCAACTTGCTCAATTAGATTTAAATGAAGCTGAAGATGCTTGGCGTCAAGAACAACTTAATAAAGTTCGTAATGCACTTACCGAAAATATGCAATATGGTAATGCTTATTCTAGTCTTGATGATATAGTTGGAACTTATGGAGATATAACTTCAAGTCCGGGAATGATTGGTCGTTTACGTGCTCAACAAGATTATAAAGCTTATATGAATAATCTTGATAAACGTACTGATTTATCTGAAGATTATAAAAATTATTATCGTACAGTTAATAAATATAATTATCAAGATATAATTGATAAGAATGGTAATGTTATTGGTGGAAGTAAATGGACTCCTATTGATAAAGAAGTTTCTGAAATTCCTATGAACCAAATACTTAATCAAGCACTTCAATGGGCTGCTAAAGAACAAGGCGGTGGTAGTCAAACAAGATGGCTTGATGCTAATGGAAAAGTTACTGATGATATTACTAAATCTGTTACAGGAGAAATTTATTCTCATACTAAAGGTGATTGGCAAAGGTTAAGTAAAGCTAAACTTGCTGAAGCTGTTAAAGCTGTTATTGAAAATACTCCTGGCGCTAAAGCTAGTCTTGAACAAGATTATAAAATTGCTAAATGGAAATATGACCAAAATGGAAGTAATCCTGATATAACAGATAAAAATGGTATTCTACTTACTCCTGAACAATATCTTGCTAAACGTATTGACCCTTTCTATAATGCTGCAACTTTTTATAATCAAGATAGTAATACTACTTATGGTGAAGCATGGAAAGCTCAATTAGCTTTAGCTAAACAAGCTGGACTAGGAAGTACAACTCAAAGAAAACAAGCTATTGATAATCTAACTTATAAAGGTACTCCTGTTCGTATTGATAATTTTATGCCTGCTCAAGCTCAAGCTGAAATTACTAGCAATAGACAATCAATAGCCGGATTGCTTAGTAAATATAATCCTGATATTAATATTAATTTAAGTACTGCTAATCCAGATGATATTAGAACTAGTATTATGACTAATATTACTAATCCGTCTGATAGAGCATATGCTTTAAGTTATCTTAATGATATTATTGATAATCAAGAATATATTAATAGTCTTAAAGTTGGTAAATCTCAAGATAGTATTGATGGATTTGATACATATAATTCTATTATTAGTTTAAGTGATTTACCTAGTAATAAATATTCAGATAGATATAGCAAATATGTTAATCAAATATTTGAAGATAGTTCTGCTATTAGACAATACTTTAATAATGATGATGTTTATAATTCATTTATTAATTCTCTTGGTGGAGAGAAAAAAGCTGCTAGTCTTGGAATAAGATTTGGTTCTGATGGTAATGGTTATAGATATGCTGAATTACCTAAAGATTATCATAAATCTATTTATAGTTTTGGCAAAGCTGTTAAAGAAGCTGAAGATACTAGGAATCCTTTAAATGCTTTTCTTAATTCTGCTAAGACTAGATTTTTTGGTTATGGTGATAAATTTGTTCGAGTTGATTCTAATGGTGAAGAACATCATGCTGGATTACCAATAGGTAATAAAGAACCTTATATTGGTTTAATTGATTATGTTGATTCTCTTAAATCTAAAAATGATGCTGTTCTTGATGGCGGTCAAATAACTTCTTCTACTATTGGTATTAGTGCTTTAACTCCAGAATTAGCTGAAATTAATTTTATGATGAATGCTAATCCTGAGAAAGCTAGTCAACTTTCTGCTTATAAGAAGAATAAAGAAGAACAAGCTATGATGGCTATTCGTAGTGGTATTGATTTAACTCAAGGTGAAGCTTATATTACTAGTGAAAATGGAATATTTGAACCTATGACTTCTGAAGATAGAAAAGCTTATACAGCTTATCTTAGAAGTGCTAAAGAAAATGAAATTACTCCTACTATTGTTCGTGACCCAAAAACTGGGGATGTTGGAGTTCAAATTAATATTGTAGGTTACTATGATACAGAAGGTAAACTTAAAAGAGAACCTATTACTTTACTTGTAGGTAGTGGGGCTATTGATAGTTCTATTATTCAATCTTGGAATCAAGATACTAGTTGGAAAGCTGCTGGTAAAGTAGAAAATTATTATAATGCTAATAGACCTATTTCTCTTACTAATAATGCTGCATTTACTGGAATTGATAAATTTAAATTAGTACCTAATGGTGGAGGTTTTAATTTAATTAATTCTACTAATAATCAAACTATTGGTTTAGTAAGTAAAGAAAATGCTGTTGATATTGTAGATAATTTATCTCAATGGGAACAAACTGTAACTGCTGTTAAAGCTGGTATGGCAGTAGATGAAAATGCTGTTAAAGCTATTCAACAAAATGTTGCTACTAAACTTGCCCAACTTAGTGGCAGTTCAGACCCTTATGTTATTCAATATTACTATGATGAATTAACTAATAATCTATATTAATATGGATGTATTAAAGTTTCTACAAGGTGGTAATAAAACACCTAATCCTGAATATAATCCTAAAACTAAAAAGGGGGCTATACAGCCTCCTACTTTAGTTGATTACAACCCCGGCACTTCTATTAGTGACCGGGGTCGTGGTCATTTATTTAGTCGTATTGCTGGACAATCATATAATCTTAATCAATATGATATAGATAAATATGCTCCTTATGATGTTTATGTTAATCCTGTTGATGACCCAGAAAAACTTGATAAAGAACGTGCTGTTAATCAAAGTAATTGGGAACAAGGATTAAAAATGATTGGACAGATTGGTAATGAGATTACTGTTGGTACAGCTATTGGTTTTGCAGATTTAGCTGATGCTTTCTATAATATGGTTAGTAATAGTCCTAATGATTATCAATCTGAAATAAGTTCTGAACTTGAATCTTTAAAAGAATCTATTAATGAGCGTTTAGCTATATATAGAGAAAATCCTAATGCTGCTTTTGATATTGGAGATTTTGCTTGGTGGGCTAGTAACGCTCCTAGTATAGCTAGTTCTTTAACTCTTATGGTTCCTAGTACTGGTCTTGCTAAAGGTGTTTCTTTATTAGGTAAAGGCATAAAGTTTAATAAATTAGCTAATAAAATGGCTAATGCTATTAATATGACTCAAAAGAGTAGAGCCATTACTGGTAGAATAGCAGAAGCTACTGCTATTGGAGTTCCTTCTCGTTATCTTGAAAATTATCAAGAAGCTAGACAAACTTATAATGATATTGAAGATTATTCTAAAACTCAACTTGCTAATATGAATGATAAACAAAGAGAAGAGTTTTATAATAATAATCCTAAATATAAAGATATGTCTGATGAAGAAGTAGCTAAAGATATTGCTAAGAATAGTGCTGATATTACTTTTGCTGAAGATTGGGCTAATGTTCTTTTTGACGTATGGCAAGTTTATAGTTTAAAAAACTTATGGAAAAATGCTTTAAGTGGTAATACAACTAGTTCTAGACTTAGAAATTTAAATATTGCATTTAATAGTAATATTGATGATGCTGCTGCAATTACTAATGCTTTAAGTAATAAAACTACTAAACAAGCTATTACTAGCACATTAAAAGATGTAGGTGATGATATTCTTCATGGTGTTAGAGCAGAATGGACAGAAGGAGTTGAAGAAGCTATTAATTATATAGCTAGTCAAGATGGTTTATATAATGGTAAAAAAGTATTTGATAAAGATATTCCTCAACAAACTATTAAAGATTATCTTCAAGACCCAATGTTATGGGAGCAAGCATTTTGGGGTGCTCTTGGTGGTGTTACTTTTAGTAGTGTTATGAATAAAGCTGGAGAGTTTATTAATAAACGTCTTGATAAAGATTGGACTTCTGCTGAAAAACAAAGAGAAAACGAAATTCTTGGTCGTACTGCTACTTTTCAAGCATATCAAGAAAGACTTAATAGTATTTCTAATGGTAAAAATCCATTTATAACTATTACTGATGAAAACGGTCAACAGGTTAATCCAGATATTATTACTGGTACTGAAGAAGAACTTCGTAATATAGCTGAAAAAGAATATATGGATAATATTATTATTAATTCTATGAACGCTGGTAATTTAGGACTTCTTGAAAGTTCTATTAATAGTAAAGAATTTAATGATAGTATTACTAATAAACTTGGATTACAACAACAAGATAGTAATGAACTTATTAATAGATTTAAAACTGAAATTAATAATCTTAAAAATGAATATAATACTACTTTAAATAAAGTTAATAGACTTGGTGGCGGATTTGAAGTTGGTCGTATTATAGCTACCCAAATGGTTCATGCTCGTAATCGTCAAGAAAATTATAATAATCTTCTTAATTGGGCTAATGATGTTTTAAATCAAGATATTACAAATAATCATATTGAAGATGCTGATATTAATTCTGCTAAGAATGGTATTTATCAGCATATTATTAATAGTATTCAAAGAGATATTAAAACTATTCAAGATAATGCTGCAATTAATAATTCTGTTAAACAAGAACGTATTGCTCAATTAAATGAACGATTAGATGCTATTAATAAACTTTATACTCCTATTGATATTGAAAATAAAAATGATATTCAATCAGCTATTCAACTTCAAAAACAATATAATGAAGTATTTAAAGATTTAGCAGAAGTTGTTAATGCTGAGATTAATGTTGAGGTTAATAAAAATCAACTTAATTTATCTGATGATAATATTAAATCTCGTATAACTTATCTTAATAACTTCTTTGATAATAGTCGTAAAAAGATTGTTAATAAAGCTATGGATGATTTACGTAATGCTTATAAACAATATGGTAAAGATTATGTTAATTCTGTTATTAAAGATGCTAATAATGGTAATAAACCTAATATAGATAAAGTTATTAGAGATGCTTATGCTGCACTTGATTTAAGTTCTAAAGGTAATGAACATCTTAAAACTACATTAGAACAATTAGCTGAAATTGCAGAGATTGAAAATGATGTTAATAATGCTCCTAAAGAGGAAGAAGTTGCTCCTGTTAATCCTGATGTTAATGAAGTTAATGAAACTGATGTAGATGATACTAACTCATCTCCATCCTCCACGGGGAGTATAGCGGAGCGAAGCGAAGCGGTTCCTAGTGAGCCTACTAATATTGAACAACCTCAATCTCAAACTGAACAACCAGTTTCTCAAGAACCTATTAGTACTCCTAAATCTGAAGTTAATAATACTCTTCCAGATGATGATTTCGAACGTGGTCAAATAGGTACTGATTTGGTTTATGAAAGTATAGCTGATTTAGAAGATTCTTTAGGACATGAGTCTACTAGTAGTGATTTACTTAATGCTAGACAATCTATTATTGATAAACTTAGTCAAGCTGGATTTGAACAAACAGAAGCCAGCGATATAGTTAATAATATTATTGATGGTCTTACAGGAGGTAGTTTATATAGTTCTGTTCAAGATGATAGCACTAGACGTTTATTACTTAATGCTACTTATGCTACTGTTACGGGTAATGAACGTAATATAGAAGCTATTATGGATGATTTTGCTAATAGTGTTGATAGTGAAGGTAATACTAGAGGTAAAATTGTTAATGGTAAAGTCTATCTTAGTATTGGTCAATTAGTTGAATATATAGATAGTGTTACGGGTAATAAAATTATTAAAAATTACTTGTTTAATCAAATAAAAAACTATCTTTACGCCAGCACTAATAATCAAGGTAAATATCGTGCTACTGACGAATCAACTATTAAGAAACTTAATGCTAGACAATTTGTTCAATATGTAGATGGTATTGCTAAAGAACGTCTTGAAAGACTTCAAGTTGAACATACTAATAATGTTAATCTTAAGTATATAGTAGAGAATGAAAATGTTAAAGCATTTACTTCTATTAAACAAGGTGATTATCTAGAAACTGAATATGATAGTAAGCTTAGACGTATTAATATACTTGCTAATGGTACAATTATTGGTTATATAGGAGTTCCAAATATTGATAAGTTTGGTAATTATGATATGGTTAATCAAGGTTGGAAATATAATATTCATGCTGAAAATGGTCAAGTTGTTTCTCCACTTAAAGACGCTTTAATTAGTATTCTTGATGGTGATAGATTTGACGAAGAATTTATTGGTCATTTATATGAACTTGCTGTTAAAGAAGAAGTTACACAAGAAGAACTTGTTAATCTATTTAAAGAATTTGAAACTAAATATCCTGATATAGTTAGAGATTTTACTACTCCTGTTGCAAGTTTTGATTTAGCTGGGCATCTTGTTAATCTTACTAAATACATATTTAATCAGCCTTATGAAAATAGTCATGAAGCTAGTATTAATCGTTGGTTTAATAATCTTCTTAATAGTTATGACCAAGCTATTACAATAGTCAAAGGTGATTTTAAAGGTAAGATTAGAGCTACTAATGTTAAATATGGAGTTCTTAATACTATTGATGACGCTAATGGTGAATGGAATGATGTACAAGAAACAGTAGTTAATTATAGCGAAGATGTTAATAAACTTGGTGTAGTTATACAAGGTCAAGTATATCTTAATGGAGAAAGCAAACCTACTATTATTGAAAATCTTACTACTAATGGTATGCCTGTTATTAGTATTCCAAGTAGTGACGGTACTTCTTTATATGCTTTTTGTAAACAAGTTCCATTAAATAGTAATCTACTTAAAGGTGATGCTCGACGTATTATTAATTCTATTAAGAATGAAGTTAATAATCTTTGTAGAGATTATATTAGTGGTAAAATAAGTTTTGGTGAACTTAAACAAAATCTTGGAGATATATTTGGAAATAATAAACTTATTAACGGAGATAGAAATACTGGACTTCAAATTAGTATTAATCCTACTAATATAGGCTTTTATGTTAAAGGTGCACATTTTAATGGTAAGGATTATGCTTTTACTATTAATTCTGATGCTGGTAATTATAAACGTAATATTATTATTAATTCTCCTTATGTTGTTAATAGTGCTTTTAAAATAGGTAAAAGTTATGGAATTAATGCTAGTACTATTGATGAATTAGATAATGCTCTTCGTCCTGTTATTGATGAAATGTTTAACTATGCTCAATTTGCTATTAGTAAAGATTTTATTAATGATAGTACAAAAACTAATGATAAAACTAATAAATATATTTATCGTGAAAATGGTAAAACTATTATAAATATTGATGGTAAAACTTATAGTTATAATAGTTATCAAGATTTTATTATTAGTAATGGTTTAGTTAGAACTAAATTAGCTAATACTAATACTAATGAAACTGCTGGTAATTGGCAAATAGATATTCATTCTAAACTTGATATTACTTATGAACTTGAGGGTAGACCCCCCGTGGAGGATGGAGCAATACCTGAACAGCTATCAGAGTTCATGTTAGATGATACTCTTAATGCTATTAATTTTAATGCTTTTGAATCTGCTATAACTGCTAAGAATTTAACTCGTGGACTTAAAAAGTATTTTGCTAATGACCAAACTGCTATTGATTATATTAATGCTCTTCAAAAGATTGGTATATTGCCTAAAAATATTCAAGTTGTAGATAGTATTACTGATAATAATGGTAATCAAGTTAATGCTGTTTATCATCGTGATACAGATACTATTGAACTTAATAGTTCTGCTATTGCTGGTCAAAGAGTTTATCGAGTTGTTAATATTATACTTCATGAAAGTTTACATAGACAACTTTATACTAAATATAATACTGAACAAGCTCTTGCTTTAGTTAAACCTATATATGATAAATTTAAATCTTGGCTTGATGCTCAAAATGATTCTACTAAAGAAAGACTTAAACCTTATCTGTTTGAGAACTTTAATACAAGTGAAGCTCTTGAAGAATTTCTAGTTGAAAGTATTACTAGTAATGCTCTTATGACTACACTTAATGAAATTAAATATGATAATAGAAAAGTTAATAAACGTAAGACTTTATTTAGTAAACTTCTTGAAGTTATTGCTGATATGTTAGGTATTAAGATTAATGAAGATAGTTTATTAGCTGCTGCTAGAGATGCTTATAAAGCTATTAAAAAAATGCCTAAAGAAAGTAATCAAGAGGCTATTCAAGGAACTTTTCAGTTTGAAGAAGAAACTGCTAGTACAGAACAAATTGAAAATCCTAATGAAGATAATAGTCAAGATTATAATTATAATAATGATAATCTTAATGATGGACTTGATATGTTTAGTAGTGTTGATGATAATACAGTGGTGAATATGGCTGAATTGACTAGCCGTTTGCCAATAGCACAACAGCCCGAATTTGCCACTTTGCTTGACACAGGACGCATCAGTTTTAGCTGTATGTAGAATTAATCGAGCAAATATAAAAGTCGCTTAAAACGAAAGAAAACTACCTCTATGACGATGTAATTAAATTTTACTTTACATTAGTCATAGAGGTATTACTATTAATGAATTTAAACTTAAATATAAACTTATGAGCTGTGGAAATATTAAACTTGTAGGATATAATAATCTTAATAATGTTATTATTAAAGAACATGGTTCTAATAATGCAGATTATTATAGTCTTATAGCTATGGTTGAAGACCCAATCTTTAAGAAGATTGTAGCTGATAAAGGTATTAATGTTAAAACTTCTGGAAGACAAGCTTATAATGCTCTTCTTGAAGCTAGAGCTATTAAACTTCGTAATATAGATGATGTAGCTTCTGTTGCTGAAAAAGAAGAACGTGGTTTGTTTAGTACAATTAAAGCTAGAGATACAGCTATTACTTATATGGCTGATATTATGAATAAACTTAGTTTTAATTTTTTATATAATGGCGCTCCATTAAATTTTAATGAAATTAAAAAACGTACTAATGAAACTGTTATTAATGCTGGACTTAAACGTGCTAAGAAATTAGCCGGAAGTGATGAAGCTAGAAATAATGAACTTAATAGTTTTATTAATAATCCAAATCCTGCTACTAAAATTAATGGTCTTGGAGCATTTCTTCGTAAATATGGTAATGCTCAAGATTTTAATTATGGTGCATTACTACGTTCATTAACTAATACTGAATTTAATGAAGCTCTTTTTAATAATAAAAATGTAGCTAAACTTATTAAACGAGATGAATTATATCAAACTACTGATTATGAAGAATTAGGCGGTTATCTTGATGAAACTTCTACTGAAGGTGATGAAAATAGTATAGATGATGGTATTGATTTAATGACTCAACTTTGGAATTTAAGTATTGGTGAAGTTAAAGATTTTAATAAACACGTAGAAGAAATTATTAAATATCATCTTGCAAGTTTACCTAAACTTACTGCTGCTTCTCAACTTGATAATGGAAGTTATCCTTTTGATACTAATAATGAATTAGGAGTTGTTACTTTTTCTGATGCTAATTATTTATCTAAAATATTATATGCTAGTGCTGATACTAGTAATGTAGATAATTTTATAGCTAGTCTTAAACGTATATCTGAAACTATTCCAAATTGTGAATGTTTAATTCAATTACATGATTTACTTAGCAAAAATAAAGTATTTGCTAATAAGTATATGATGGTGTTTAATAAACCTATTATATCTAAAATTGAAACTTATATTCAAACTGATTCTAATGGTAATAGTTATGTTCGTGCTCGTGTAACTAATCCTAATACTGATTCTCGTACTATTTTACAGAATACTTTTTATAATAATGTTAAGAATAATATTATTACTAATCGTGTTCCTGCTGCTCGTGAAAAGTTTCGTATATATGATAGATATAAAAATACTCCTCATGCTAATCTTTATTTATATGATGCTTTTAAAGAAATATTTCCAGATATTAATCAAGCTAGTTTTAATTTAGCTATTGCTAAGATTGGTCGTGTTGCTATGGCTAATAATCTTATTAACTTTGCTAATGTTATTAATCGTACAGTTGAAAACTATAATAAATATGTAGAAGCACTTAAAAAAGATAAAGGAACTAAAATGCCTGATAGTTTTATTAATAGAGGTGATACTTCTATTATATATCAAATGGCTGATGTCTTTAAAGATATTATTTATATTCCTGTTGAACTTAATTCTCGTAATCCTGAAGGTAATTTAAGTTCTGATGTTATTAATAGAAGTTTTATTACTAATATTGCTAAAATTATTAATGATGATAAATCTACTGTTGAAGAACAAAATGCTATGGTGGAAGCTTATGCTAAACAAAAGTTTACTAGTCATCAATATGATTATAGTAATTTACTTCTTGAACATAGGGATAGTAATGGTAATATAATTAATTATGGATTATTTAGAAGAGTTGGAAATGGAACTCCTAAACTTACCGAATATGCTCGTAGTATGTTTAAAACTTCTCTTCTTAATGGTATTAGCGAATTAGATAATAACAATAATGACTTATATCGTAATATGAGTGATGGTGATTATTTAATTACTGCTATGGGATTATTTATGACTGATATTAATAATTCTGAAACTCCTACTGCTAATTATTTACTTCCTATACCTAGTGATGCTCCTAAAAACTTTACTATTACTGCTCCTAGATATAGTCTTGCTGGATTACGTAGTCAACTAGAAGATGGAACTAAAATTATAAATAGAGAACATCCATTATTTAAACAGTATTATAATATAGTTATTCAAGAACTTACTAATATGGCTCAAGCTGTTAATGTAATGTTTAAAACTAATGCTAATGGTAATCCTATTTTAACTAATGGAGATTTTGAATTTAGTGATACTTATAATAATAAACCTGAACATTTTTATAATCAATACCATAAAGATGAAAAAGGTAATGTATTTACTACTAAAGATGGACACAAAGTTTTAGCTGGTAGAGTATTTAGTTTTAAACGTTTAGTTAGTAAAATTACTCCTAATAGTAATGGAGCGTTTAATGAACTAATTGGGTATGGTAAGACTATTGACATCCTCTACGGGGGGTCTACACGTGGACTTAGCTATGTTAATAATCAAGTAGTTCTTAATGGAGAACAACGTGTTGCTCTTGAAGATGCTGTTGCTGATTGGTTAAATGAATATATAACTAATGGTTATAAAGAACTTAAAAATAAATATGGTACATTTATTGATGATAGGATTAATAATGAATCTTTAGCTGAATTTCTAGTTAATGATTATCTTGTTAGAGATAGTATGTACGATATGTATGGTGGTGACCAAAGTTTTTATAAGAATGGTCAAGCTATTCTAAAACGTATTAAAGAAGTACAAGCTAGTGGTAATCCTTTTGGTAATACAGACTTTACTAAAAATGATTTAGATATAGCTACTGATTTATATGATATAACTATTAAAGGTAATGCTGTTACTGTTCCTTATATTGTTAATGGTGTTACTAAACATAAAAAAGTAGTTCTTCAAGATAAATTTAGAGGTGTTACTATTTATAATACTTTTAAAGCTTCTGATAAAGTTGTTATTGATAGACTTGATAATCAACTTAAAAAAGCTGGACTTGATAAAAAAGATAGAGAACGAATACTAGAACCATTTAAAGGTGGAGTTAATGTTAATGATGCTCAATCTTATATTACTCTTGAAGAATGGATTCGTCGTATTACTGCTGCTGGTGAATTAGATAAATATGCTGGACTTATTCAAAGTCTTACAGATGATACTCCAATAGATAAAATTGATTGGACTAAATTTGCTAATAAAGTTCAAATTCAAAAGAATTTCTATTATGATTTATATTATGATACTACTGTTGGTATTGAAGTTCCTAGACAAGTAAAGAACGCTGAGTTTGTTCTCATTCCTAAACTTATTAAAGGAACAGAACTTGAAAAAGTTTATAATATAATGACTAATAGAGGTATTCATCAAATTAATACTGTTGAAACTGTTAAAGTTGCACAACATAATCGAATGACACTTTGGAATAATGATGGTGTTTTAACTGATGAAGCTCTTAAAGAATTTGATAATAATATATTTGATAATTCTGAATTATTTAGTTATAATTATCTTTATCGCCAGCAAGAAGTTCCTCAACATATGGTTGATGCTAGTAATAAAGCTGCTATTCAGATTATGAAGAAAATGCTTGATAATCTTCCTAATCGAACTGAACTTAATGAACTTAAAGATAAAGTATTTAATAACTATGTAGCTAATATTAGAAATAGTTTTGAAAAAACTTGTGCTGAACTTGGTATTGGATTAGATGATAATGGTCATATTGATTTAAATTCTAATGGTACTATTAAAAATCTTAATCGTTTTGTATTTTTTGATAGATTTAAAGAAAATGCTCAACAACAAGGAGTTGAAAAAGCTCTTCTTGAATTTTTTGATTTAGATAGTGCTGGATTTAATAATCTTCCTTTATTCTTATCTAATATTAATAGTAAACTTGAAAGTATTGCTAATAGTTATTTTAATACTAATATTACTAGGCAACTTATTAGTGGTTGGCATGCTGCTCAGTTATCTGATTTTGGTTTTAAAGTTGATAAACAAACTCAAACAGATAGTAAACTTCAATATAAAAAGATTGGAGAAGTTGATGGCACTCCTGTTTATTATACTGAAATTAAACTTCCTAGATGGAGTAGTAAACTTAAAGGATTAAATATTGAACAAGTTCCTGATAGCTTACGTACTATGATTGGTTATCGTATTCCTACTGAAGGTAAGCAATCTATATGTATTATGTATGTTAAGGAGTTTCTTCCAGATGCTTATGGTAGTACTGTTGTTGTTCCTGATGAATGGGTTACTCAAACTGGTTCTGACTTTGACGTTGATAGTGTTTATGGTATGTCTAAAACATTTAATCTTGTTAAAGGTGTTCCAACTGAAATTACTCATGCTAGATATACTAAAGATGAAGTAGGATATATTAATTATGTTAAAGATAATGTAGATAAAGCTAGTCGTAAAATTCTTGGTAAGACTTATAATAAACAAGGTAATATTAGAGCTTCTTTAAAAAATAGCGAAGATGCTATTAATGCTACTCTTGAAGGTTATAATGGCAATCTTAAAGTTGTTGAAAAAATTGCTAATGATGGTGGACTTAAGTCTTACGAATCATACTTAAAACTCCCCGTGGAGGATACAAGTAGTCAAGCTGCTAGAACTAATGCTATTATTCAATCATTTATTGATATAGTTAATAATCCTGCTGCATTTGAAGAAAATACTACTACTTCTAATTTTGAAAATGTCAAAGAAGCTAATGAAACTTATGCAGAAATAGTTGGCGCTAATAAAACAACTGTTGCTCCTAGTGATTTCTTTACTCAACTTGATTGGTTTGATGCTGCTACTTCTGGTATTAAACTTAAAGGTATTAGTGTTAATCGAGATACTTTTATGAGTATTGGTAATGTTACTAAAGCTAATCATAGTGAAGGTATTAAAGTTATGTATACTACTGATGTGATTAGTGAGCAAGAAGCTGTTAATAGATATGGTAAAGAAAATGTTGAAACTATTGGTAATAAACATATTCGTATTACTCATAAGAATTTTGGTTGGTCTGGAGATGATAAGAATGTTGATGGTTATTTGATTAATCCTTATAGTTCTCAGACTACTTCTCATATTCTTGATGTTATGAAAGAGGGAGCTATACATAATGAAAATACTTATACGTTTAATGCTTTTAAAACTATTGTTGATTTTGGAAGTAATTATGATACTGCTACTGGATTTATGTGGCAACCTGCTATTGACATACTAGTTCGTAAATGGAAAGAAACTAATAGTGTTCTTGCAGAAGGTACTAAAAATCCGCTTACTGAAGCTATTAGAGAAGTTGCTCATAATCTTGGTTTTGGTGAAAAAGTTAATTTTGCTGGACGTAAAAAGCTAATTGATATTATTAATGAAAGTTATGGTGAAACTTTCAAGAAATTATTCAATTTAAGCGTTTCTGACGCATTTTCATCACCTGACCTTATATTTTCATCAGATGCATATAAATCTCGTCTTAGAGGGGAAATGAATGGCGTTCAGCAGGCTTTATTTGACCTTTATGTTCTAGCACAATTCAATCGGTTAAACTCAATCGGACAGGATATAAGTAATAATCTTAATATTCTTAGTGCTGATAAATATGGTGCTAAACAAAGTTTTTATGCTAGTGATAAAGTATTTAGAGATGCTAGAACTGTTATTGAGAATAGTAATATTTATGCTCCATCCTCTACGGGGGGTCAAACCTTGCTATTAGAGAGTGTATTTCCTGATATTAGTGGTGGTATAGATGCGTTTATTAAATCAGATATATCTAAAAGTAGTTATCCTAGTTTAGCTGCATTTTTACAAATGAGTACTGCTCTTAGTGTTAAAGCTACTCAACAAGTATTTGAAACTGCTAATCCTGTATTTATTGATTATGTATATAGAATAGCAGAATGGACTAAAGGTGGAATAATGACTGAAAAGTTATATAATGACTATAAAGATTATCTTATTAATAAATTAGAAGTAGGTAATAATGGTAGTTCTTATCTTAATTTACCTGTTACTGTTGTTAATGGTGATTTTGTTCACCCTAAATTCATTAAAGAATATGGTACTGGTCAATCTAGAGCTTTAGAAGTTGGACGAGTTAGTGGTACATTAGTTAATATTAAAACAGATGATGTTGTAGTTAAAAATATATTTGAGCCTACACAAACTGAAATTGATGTATTTGCTAAACTTACACCTGCTCAGAAAGTTGATTGGATTAAACGTAACTTTAGTCAAGATGGTAGTATATTTGAGCATATTGAAATAGTTGCTAATGATGAAAGAAATAATCGTCGTAATGTAAATATTCAATATATTAATTACATACAAGGTGATATTACTAATGATGAAGCCCATAGATTGTTTGATAGAGCTTGGAATCATCCCAATCCTCTTATTAAACTTACAGCTCTTGATTTAGTTAAATATGCTTTTATTGTTGAAGGTCATAAATTTAGAACTAGAAATATTAGTAGACTTATAAGTAATACTCCCCTTAGAGGATTGAGTGAGGGCGGAATAGCTATTGGAGATATAGCTATGAAAGGCATTAATAACTATGGTTTTGTTGATAAAGATAATGTTGAAGATATAATTGGTTTTATTCGTAAGAATTATAATAGTTTTAATTGTCCTAGTTATACATTTAAAAGACTTACTAATAATAAAATTAATTATAATCTAAAAAGAAGTGGTATTATTACTTTTAATAATCAAGAAAATCTTGATAATATAGGAATAATAAGAAATGGAGATGCTATTAATGCTATTAGAATTAATAGAAATTTATATATTAAAGGAACTTATGATGGTACTTTAGCTTATTATCCTATTGATAGACTTGAATCATTTGAAACTTATAATAATATTGAACCTAGTATTATAGCTAATAATAATATTCATAAACCATTAGCTGTTCTTCTTTATAAAGGTCTTACTCAACAAGAAAAAAGAGATAAATTTATTGATGGTATTAAAGATAATATTAATGAAGCTGTAAATAAAGGTTATAAAGAAGTTCCTGAACTATATAGTAAATATATATCTGATGAGTATTTCCAGCCTTTTATGAATACTCCTTTTGAGAATAATACTATATATACTATTAATGGTAAATTTTATCTTAACATTAATGGAACTACTGCTATTAATTTAAGTGATGATTTACAGCAATATAAAGCTAAATATCCTAATATTGAAGATAATAAACTTGGTTTATTTATTGAAATTAATGAAAATGAAATAGATAGAGTTACTAGTAATACTGATAGATATAGTAGTATTGATGACCAAACTCCTATTGGTAGATTTGCTAAAAATGCTAGTTTAATTATTTCAAGAGCTGTTCGTCATGGACAACCTGCTGCTCAAAATGTTCTTAATGCTCTGAATAATGCTGAAATTAATTATCTTGATAGCAGTAGTCTTTCTGATAATTCTGAATTTTCATTATCAGTCATTGCTAATTATATAGATGTTGAAGCTAATAATATTCTTAATGATATTAATCGTTTTATTAAAATTGACGGTATTGATAAACCTATTAACGATAAAGATGTTATTGGTAAAGTTCTTAAAGATGAACAACTTCAAAATCGTTTCTTAGATGTTATTCTTAGCGCTAATACATTTAAGAATAAATATAAACTTATTAGCGAGATTGATATTGATAGTACAAATCTTGATGATAAAACTAAAGAGAATATTAGAAAGATTCAAAAATTAGTTAATCAAGTTGATTCTAATACTACTGTACATTCTGCTAGAAAAGATTGGTTTGAAAGATGGATTCAATTACGCACTACTAATCCTAATTATATAAGTGGTCTTATGAAAGAATTTGATGCTTATGGTGATACTGGATCTATGGATTATTGGATACAAGATATTCGTGCTAATCGTAACTTTGTATTGCAGAATATACTTAAAGATGTAATGGGTACTGTTGAAGAAGGTCGTCTTAATGGTATTAAAGAATCTAATGACTTTAAAAACTATCTTAAAGAAATTAAATCTAGAGCTGCTAAAGATGGTAAATCTGTTAGTCTTGATAGTATTATTGATGATGATGGTAGATTAATTCAATCTAATAATCCTGTTTGGGAAGAAAAGATGAAGAAATATAGAGATGCTGCTATTGAAGCTGAACAAAAATTTGGTATAAATAGTGTTGAACATCTTATTGCTCTATCTAATAAAGCTAAATTTATTGATATGACTACTATTCATCAGCTTAAACCAATTACAGTTAAAGATGAAGATGGTAATAATGTTACTATTGAATATTCTACTTATATTATAAATCTTGAAAGAAGTTTATTAGGACTTAAAAAAGGAGATGATGGTATTCCTAAAGAATTTGCTGAATATAAAAGACTTAATAGTAGAATACGAGATATTTTAAGTCAAGCGACTGATAATGTTACTACGCAAAGTCAAGATGAAGAACTTGGACGTATATACGCTCAAATGGATAGTCTTACTAGTCTTTACGATGAAGATGGTAATAAAAAAATTGGTCATGATTTAAATGTAGCTGAAAGACTTCGTGCTTATCAAACTAATATTCGTAAAATTAAAGAAATGTTCTATGATAAGCAAGCTAAAGAAGGATTTGATTCTAAACTTAAAGAACAGCTTTCTGTTATTAGTAAATATGAAAGTCAACGTGATGCTAATGGTAATCTTCTTATTAGTATGGAAGAACTTATGAAAGTTCCTGAATATCGTGAAGCTAAAGAATGGATTCGTAAGAATACTAGATATATTCTTGATATTAAAGATATAGAAGATTTAAATTGGGCATTTGAAGAACTTAAAGACGCTAATAAAGGTAATAGTGTTCTTAATCTTGCTATTAGAGAATTTCAAGCTAAAGATGAATTTAACGTAGTTGATGGACGTAAGATACCTGAAGAACGTGCAGCTCTTATTAAAGCTGAAACAGTTAGAAAATATAAATATACTAAAGGTAATGGTATGCCTTATGTTGGTATTATTCGTTCTGCTGAAGATGAATTAAGAATTTATCATGCTGATTTCTATAATTATCTTACAGGTAATAAATCTAAGAGCGAAGAAGAAATTAATGTAGGAGAAGCTATTAATAAAATACTTGAAAAATATTTTGATAATGCTACTAGAACTCTTAATACTGCTGATATTAGTCAAGAAGATTTAGAACAACTTAAGACTGGTTTTGAAGTATTTAATGAAATTACTAGAGGAGAAAAGAGTACTGATAAAGCTAAAGCAAAACGTGTTGCTGAATTTATTGAAAGTGAATGTGATGTTACTTATAATTGGAAACAATATGAACTTGATAAAAATAGAGCTTTTGCTAAAGGTAAAAAGTATTATGATAAATGGCTAGAAGTATTTAGTGAACAAGTTGAAGAAAATGGAACTATTGCAGAAAGACCTAATCGAACTATTTATGGTATTATTAAACCTAAAGATTTAGATAAATGGACTGATATTGATAAAACTGCTGCAATTAATATTCTTCAAAAAAGAACTAGAGAAACTACTACTCAATATTATTATATGAAAGAAAAAGAAGTTCTTGATAAATATGGTATTGATAGTGTTGAATATAAACAATGGTATAGAGATAATCATTATTTTGACCCTTACACTCGTACTATTAAACCTATTCGTATTTGGACTACTATGCAAATGATTAAAGATGATGGTTCAGCTGTTGTTGGTAATTATGAACCACGTATTAATCAAATGCATATTACTCCTAAAGAAGAACTTGTTAATCCAGAATATAGTAGTTTTGTTAATAAGTACAAAGTAGGAACAGGATATGATAATCCTAATTATACTAATCTTAATGAATATCAACTTGAACTTATGAATAAAGTAAATGAACTTATGAAAAAGTATTGTTTTACTAATAGTAATAAGCGATATGTTGATATGGGTTATCTTCCAGCTTTGCCTAAATCTAAAGATATGACTGTTAAAGATTACTTTGAACAAGCTCTTAGTTTTCTTGGTTGGACAGCCAATGTTCCTAATAATACTAGTTGGAGAAATAATGAAGATTTAACTTTTGATAAAGATTATGATATTCCTAATCCTAGATTAATTCAATTAGTTAATAAAGATACTCAACAGTTGCCTACTATACCTAAATTTAAAGAACCTAATGAAAGTGATGAAGAATTTAGTAAACGTAAAGCTGCTGCTATTAAAGCTAGAGATGAAATTATTGAAAAGAATAATAAGATTCATAATGATATTCTTAATCGTAATTGGGAAGAAGTATTTAATAGTTTCTTAATTGAAAGTAATAGATATAATACTATTAAAACAGTTAAAAATCTTCTTTATACTGCTGACCAAATTATTACTAGTAATACTGCTTACGATATAAATTATAAAGGTAGTATAAGTGAAAATAGAGAAGCTAGTGCTGGTGGAGAAATTGAATATAAACAAGAAAAACAAACTAGAACTAGTGAACATCTTAGAAGTTTTATTCGTCGTCTTGTATTTGAACAATATAAAGATAATAAAACTCCTAATCTAGTTAAACTAGGTTCTCTTGCTCAAAATATTGCTGGTAGTAAATATATGATGATGAATATAACTGGTGGTATTGCTAACGTTCTTACTGGTTCTAGTAATATATTTATGGAACGAGCTGCTGGTGAATATATTAATCTTAAAGATTGGGAAGCTGGTAAATCTGAATGGATTAAAGGAACTGTTAGTTATATGGCTAATATGTATAGTGAAAATAGTAGTACACTTCAAGATGCTATTATTAAACTTAGTCATGTAGTTGATTTTGATAGAGTAACTGAAGTTAGTACTGCTGAAGGTCTTAGAGAAAATATTCGTAGAGTTCGTGGATTACTATTTAGTCCTCAATCTGTTGGTGAACATTATATGCAAAATACTATGTTATTTGCTATGCTTAAATCTCATAGACTTGTTGATAATGGTAGAGGTGGTTATGATATAATGAGTAAAGAAATGTATCATCGTAAAGCTGAACAAGATGCTCTTATGTCTGTAATAAATACTCCCCGTAGAGGAGAGAGCCAATCTCTTCTTGAACAATTCAATAAGTTCATGGATGATGCTAAAGCTGATAATAAAAAACGAGCTAAATATAATCTATTTAAAGCTAATCCTATATTCGATTTTGTTAAGACTTATCTTAATGAAGAACAACAAAGAGAATATATAGCTAAACGTAAAGAACTTATTAAGAATATTGATAAAAAGTTTGCTGAACTTCCAGATATTTATAATCAATTTGAACTTAAAGATGGTATTGCTCAAATAAAATCTGATAGCAAACTTACTCTTAAAGAATATGCTAAATTTATTGATAAAGTTCGTGAAGTAAATAAGAAAGTTCATGGTGTTTATGATAAACTTGGTTCTGCTAATATTGAACAACATTGGTTGGGTGGTATGGTTATGCAATATCATAAACATCTTTATCCCGGTTTTAAGAAACGTTATCGTTGGAATGGTTATTATAATGAAACTCTAGGTACTATTGAAAAAGGTAGTTATACTAGTCTTTATGATTATTTGACTATTCCATTTAAAGAAAGTAATGTAGGAGAAATTAATAATGTAAGTGATGTTCTTAAAGCATTTCAAGTTTATGGTAAGAATTTACTTTCATTTGCTGTTAATTTCAAACTTAATTATGAACTTCTTCCTGAACATGAAAAAGCAAATATTAGACGTAATTTAGGTGATTTACTTTATGTAGGAGCTGCTATTATTGGAGCAATTGCTATAACTGGTATGGGTGGAGATGATGATGAAAGTATTATGTATAATCTTATGCTTTATCACGCTGACCGTCTTGCTTCTGAAGCTGCTTCATTTACTCCGTTTGGTGCTTATGCTGAAGGTAAAAAGCTATGGTCTAGTCCTGTTGCTATTGGACAAACTATTAATGACTTGCTTGGTACTACTGCTATGGCTGCTAGATTCCTTATTGAAGAAGATTTTACTGAGGAATATACTACTGGTAGATATAAAGGTATGAATAAGTTTGAAGTTATGGCTGTTCGTAATATACCTGTTATTCGTAGTATTAATCGAGTTCTTGATTTACCTAATAATAATAGTTATTATAAACTTAATGAAAATATACTTAGTATTATACCTTATAAAGATATAGCTAAAGATATATTTGAATAAGCTGGACTTGAATCTAGTAAAAAATAAGGGCTTGCCTATGGTATCACTACCTAGACAAGCCCT